CCACAAATTATTTCACTCCCCGCGCCGCCCGCTACTCCCACCCCCCCCCCCCCACCGCCCGGGTGATCGACCAGTGACCGCAGCATCCCTTCTGTCCGAGTGAACCAAAAGCAACACCATATGAGCCCGCACCTCGCCACCTATTACGACCCCGCCAAGGACACAGAGATGGAAATCCTTCGCCGCCGGTTTGGCCCTCATTCCGAAAAACCCTGCCGGAACCCGGACACCGTCATCTGCGCGATCAGACGCTGCCAGATCAACGAAAAGTGCCAGCACGGCCGGAGACCTAATTGAGCCATCCCCGCTTTTCCATCATCCCCGCCGGCGCCGTCACCGACCGCTCGCTCGAGCCGCGCGACCTTCAGGTGCTCTGCCTGCTCGGCCGCCATACCGACAAAGCCGGATGGTGTTTCCGCAGCCAGGTCAAGATGGCCCAGGAAATCGACTGTTCCCGCGCATCCCTGCAAAACTCGCTGGAACGGCTTTACGTCGCCGGATGGGTGGAAAAGAAGCGCCGCGACGTCGAGGTCGAGGAAGCCGGCAAGCGACCCTCGCGCTCCCATGCGTATCGGGTATTGCTTGACCGTGACGATTTTGCCTTCGAAGCGGTCGCCGAAGGAGCTGAAACCGACGACGGCGAAAGCTATGCAGAAACCACATCTGATGAGGGGGGGTGCCAACAGGTTGGCACCCCCGTGCCAACCCCTGGGGTTGGCACGGGTGCCATTCCATACGATGGCACCAAGAACGTCCCCTTAGAACGTCCCCACCTTGAACGTGAGAGAGATGCGCGCGCGCGAGATCGGCAAGCAAGATTCCTCGTAACCTTCGAAGCCAGGTGGCCAACAGCCGCCGCCGACGATCGCCAGCGAACGGCCTATGCCGCTGGCGCGCTTTCCGAGGACGAGGAAACAGCCGCCATCGCCGGAATCGGGCCGTTTCTGGAAAATCTCAAACGACTTGGGCGCAAAAACGTTCCCGCCGGGTGGCGCTACCTCGAGGAAAAGCGCTGGACGCTGCTCGACCAGGCCAAGGAACCGGCGGTTTCGGTGGCCTACGCCAAGGGCAGTCCGGAAGCCATCGCCATCGCCATCGCCTACGACGTCGCCGGCGCTGGCGAGGCCTTCCGGGTAATCCTCCGCGGTACCGATGGAACCGTGCGCTATCGCCCGCCGATGACGCCTCGGCTGCTCGCGCTGGCTCAATCGCCGCAACCGTCCGAATGGGAAACCCTCAACCGGCAGCAAGCCGCGGCATGGGAAGGTTTCCTCCGCGAAACCGTCACCGTCCAGGTCCGAAAGCATCTAGCCGAAGGTGACCGCGCCCCGTGGCCATGGCCGCCCTCCGTCGAAGGCAAAATCTACCCAACCGGTCCCCCTCCAGCCGAACTTTCCGAAGCGGAACTGGCGGATTTCAAGTGAACGGGAAAGAGGGCAGACGATGCAGGCATTGAAGGATTTGAAGGACGCATTCTCGCCCGATGTCATGGCGGCACTGGCCAATATCGACGTCCGGCGCCATCAACGCGCCAGCGGCTCGTCACCCGACCCTTCAGAACTGCACTGTTTCGACCCTTGGTGGATCGCCCGGGTAAAGCCCAAATCGCATGCTCCAGCAAAAATCGCCCTGATGCGGGAGGGCTTCGAGGTCTGGTTCCCGCAGGGCCGCCACCTGTCGCGGATGCCGGATCGCTATGTTGGACCGAAAAAGCGCAACCAAAAGCAAGTCGTCCTACGTGAGGACGTTCGCACGCCCTACGCCGATTACATCTTCCTGCGAAGGCTGTTCGGGTCCTATTCATTGGTTCGGCTGTTCGACCTCAACGGCATGTGCGGGGTTTGCCTGGTCGGCGAAAGCTTCGCCGTCATTCATGACTATGAGATCGAGATGCTGCGGCTGGCCGAATATGACGGCAAATTCGACCGCTGCGATGCCAGCGTGACCGCCAAACAACTGCGGCTCGCCGTCATCAAACCGACCAAAGCCGCCGAAGAGCGGGGCATATCCACTTCCGTCACCCATACGATACTTGACACGACTCAGCAGACAATTCTATTCGTTGAGGCGTTCGGAAGAATCAGCCGCGTTGTGGCGGCAAAAGAGGACATTCCACCATCCGAATCCTGACCAGGCGAGACACCCTTCGGGGGTCACGCTTTTGGCGTAGCATGGAAGGTAATTCCCTCAGCCGACCAAAGCCCCGGCGGCAACGCGCGGGGCTTTTTGCTATCCATAGGTTAGTGCTGGCGCATGCTCGCGCCATCGCTGCCCCCCTAGACTTGGGCCGCCTTGCGGTTTTGCTACCGAGGGCGGCCCCTTTTTCAGGCAAAACTGAGTCAGCCCGGAATCTTTTGGAATCCTTGATGTCCGCCTCGCTCGCCGTGCAGCCCCCGCGCAAGATCAGTGCGCAGAAGAAAACGTTCGCGTTCGAGCGTTCCCTGGGGATTCCGCCGGCGGAAGCCTGCCGAAGGGCTGGCGGCAAGGTCGAAAACGGGCTTGCCACCAAATGGGAGGCCGACAAATCGGTACAGGCGCAGATCGCCTATTTCCGCTCGCTGGGCCAGGACGACGCGATGATCGCGGCCAAGCGCGCCCGGATCGAAGAGAGGCTGGCGCTGGCGGCTTTCGGGAATATCTTCGATTTTTCGACCATCGCCGCGACAGGCGATCCCGATATTGATTGGAACAAGGTCGCGGTCTCGCCCTACAGCGCGATCATTTCCGGCTTCAAGTTCGACAAGGACACCGGGCGCCTGACCGACTTCGACCGAGACAACGCGCTGCAGGCCTTGGCGCAGCTCCGCGACATGCACGGATTCAAGGCGCCGAGTAAAGCCGAAGTGACGGGTAAAGGCGGGGCTCCCTTATTGGATCTTTCAAAGTTGTCCGATGAACATCTCGCCTCTCTCGAAATCATTGTACGCGCTGCCGGAGACGCTGCCGCCGCTTGAGGAAATCAAGGCGGAGCGGGAGTATCGCCGTCAGCTAACCGAATCCGAGCGGGAATACCGGTCGCTGAAGGGCAGCCTCACAAGCTGGTGCGCCCTCTGCGGTTACAGGCCCGCCGCCCACCATCGGCTGTTGATTGCCGAACTCGAAAAAGTAGCACACGGCGAGACGACCAATCTTGCGATCTTCATGCCGCCCGGCTCTGCCAAATCGAAATATGCCAGCGTCCTGTTTCCACCTTGGCTGCTTGCAAGCTGCAACTGGAACATTCTGGCCGCTTCGCATACGACCGATCTCGCGCGAAGATGGGGCCGCCAGGTCCGTAACCTGATCGTCGAACATTCCGACGTCCTTCGTATCTCGCTCGCCGGAGATAGCCAGGCGGCGGAACGATGGTCACTCACGAACGGGGTAGAATATTCTGCCGCCGGCGTCGGAACGGGCATTGCCGGCTTCCGGGCCCGGCTTGGGCTAATTGATGATCCGATCCGCTCACGGCAGGATGCCGACAGCGAATTGATCCGCGACCGCATCTGGGACTGGTATATCAACGATTTCCGCACGCGGCTTGTCCCTGGTGCTGCGGAGATTCTAATCCAGACGCGCTGGCATGAGGATGATCTGGCGGGGCGCGCTTTACAGCACAAGAAATGGAAGGTTCTTTCGTTGCCGGCGCTTGCCGAGGCCAATGATCCGCTAGGCCGCGAACTCGGCGAGCCGCTGTGGAACGACGATGCCTATGGTTATGGCCAACAGTTGCGCGATCTTTCGACAAATACGCCCGCGCGCACCTGGTCGGCGCTTTATCAGCAGCGGCCGGCACCTGAGCAGGGCGATTACTTCAAGATCCAATGGCTCATGCCATACGAAACGGTGCCTCCGCGCGAAACCCTGCGTATCTATGGTGCCTCCGACTATGCCGTCACGGCCAATGGGGGCGATTATACCGTCCATATCGTAGTCGGGCTCGATCCGATCGGCCGGATGTATCTTCTCGACCTCTGGCGCGGCCAGGCGGCGTCGGATGTCTGGGTTGAAGCGTTCTGCGATCTCGTCAAACAATGGAAACCTCTTGCGTGGGCCGAAGAGCAGGGCCAGATCCGCGCCGGCATCGGTCCCTATCTCGATCGGAGGCAGCGCGAGCGCCAGGCCTATTGCTATCGTGAAGCGTTTCCGACACGAGGTGATAAATCGATCCGGGCGCAATCGATCCGGGGCCGAATGGCGCTCGAAGGTTTGTATGCGCCGTTCAACGCGCCTTGGTATCCAGAGCTGCGCAGCGAGTTATTGAGTTTTCCCGCCGGCAAGCATGACGACCAGGTCGACGCGCTCGGGCTCATCGGCCAGCTGCTGGACCGCATGATCAAAGGCATCGCCGCCGATACGGTCGAGCCGCTCCGCGGCATGACCGAAATGACCATGAACGAAGCGTTCAAGCTGGCCTCGCCGAAACTAAACCGGGAGCGGATTTGATGGCCGACATCGGCACAACCCCGCAGCTCGAGGCCCCGACGCTCGCCGATCTCACCCGCCAAATCGACGCCCGTCCGCTCTGGCAAGTCCGAAACCCGCTTCAAGTCGATGCCGACACGTTCGATCGCGCGCTCATCGAAATGCGCGACGTGCAAGAGCGCCAGGGCCGCACCGTCGCAAAAGCAACCGACATCGAACAAGACAATTTCCTGTTGCGAGGCATTGCAGTGGTGAAGTCCGAATGACCTATCAGATTTCAATCGAAGCGCTGGGCAATCTTACGCCGGAGGGTTTCGCCGCGGCGGTCCAGCAGCGGATCGAGACCTTGCGGGAATACGATGAGCATGACGCGGTCGTGCGCGCGCATGCGGCGGATGCCGATATGCCGGCTGCAGAGCGTTGGGTGACGCTGGCCGTGCCGCAGGCGCCGGCCGAAGTAGATGCCGCAATCCGCCGCACGCCACGCGAAGACGATACGACGGAATTCACGGCCGACTATGAAATCGTCGGGCCGCCGTTCGAGACCAAAAAATCCCGGCTGTTCCAAAGGGTTTCGGAAGCCGAAGGCGTAGCCATCAACGGGGTCGTTCCTCCCGGTAAGGTGCGCGCGTTCCAGTTTCGCGAGATAGACATTAGGAAGGCCGATCAGGTGCGACGCGATTCCGAAGTCGCGTCGGTCACGAAATCCAGCCGCCCTGCGGCCGATCAACACTTCCTTGACGAACAAGCCTCCCGCGAAGATTGCCGCAACGAGATCATGCGCCACGCCGCGCAGCTTCACAGCGATATCGAGGACCTGACGCCGGAGACGATCGACGCCTGGGAAATGACGCCGTTCCATGGTTGATCCCGTCTCCAATAACCAGACCGGCACCATCGAGACTCGCAAGGATCTCGGCTCCGAGCCCGATGCGACCTATGCCTACTGGATGGGCCAGGAGAAGATCGCCGAACGCGAAGAGCGCAAATGGATCAAGCAAGCCCGCAAGATCGTGCAGCGCTACCGCGACGAGCGTCCTGAGGCCGACAAACAAACCAACCGCTTCAACATCCTGTGGTCGAACGTCCAGACCCTGATCCCGACGCTGTATGCGCGCACGCCCAAGGCCGATGTCGAGCGCCGTTTCCGCGACGACGATCCGACCGCACGGCTGGCCTCGACGCTACTGGAGCGCTGCATCACGTTTTCGGCGGATCAATTCGATTTCGACGACATGATGGGAGCGGTCACCGAAGACCGCTTGCTACCGGGCCGCGGCACCGCGCGGGTGCTGTACGTTCCGCATTTCGGCGACGAGATCAAAGACGCCGCCGCGCCGAAGCCCGATGCGGGCGGCAATGCCGAATTCGCCAACGCCAATTCCTCGCCCTCTATCGTCGACAATCCCGGTGACGAAAGCGACGACGAGGCCGGCGAAAAGAAGGGTGCAAAGGACGAAGCCGAGCCGCTGCGCGAAGTGACTTACGAAGAGGCAAAGCCGGCTTATGTGTTCTGGGAAGACTACCGCGAGGGTCCGGCGCGCAAATGGCAGGAAGTGCCATGGATCCGCTATCGCTCATACCTGACACGCGACGATCTGGTAAATCGGTTCGGCAAGAAGAAGGGCAACGCCGTCAATCTCGACTTCACGCCGAAGGGTTCTGGCTCGGAGGAAAAGGAAAACCCGCCGCCGGACATGTTCAAGAAGGCGGTCGTTCACGAATATTGGGACAAGACCAAAAGCCAGGCGATTTGGCTTGCGCCGGGAACGCCCGATCTCATTCTCGACAAGCAGGATGATCCCCTAAAGCTGCCGGGATTTTTCCCGTCGCCCAATCCGTGTCTTGCGACCACCACCAACGACAAGCGGATCCCAGTTCCCGATTTCATCGAATATCAGGACCAGGCGCGCGAACTCGACAAGCTGACGGCGCGGATCGACGTCTTGACCCAGGCGCTTGCGGTCAAGGGCATCTATCCCGGCGAAAACAAGCAGGTTTTGCAGCAGCTGTTCGATTCCGGCGACAACCAGCTGATCCCTGTGCAAGATTTCGCGGCCTTCGCCAACAGCGGCAGCCTGAAGGACATGGTCCAGTGGCTGCCGATCCAGCAGGTCGCCGAAACCCTGATTCAACTCTACAACGCGCGCGACCGCGTCAAGAACATCCTGTACGAAATCACCGGCATCGGCGACATCATGCGCGGCATGACGTCTCCGGACGAAACACTGGGTGCGCAGGAGTTGAAAGCCAACTTTTCGACCCGGCGCATTACGCCGCAGCAGAAATCGATTGCCCGGTTCGCCCGCGACATGTTCCGGCTGATCGGCGGGGTGATCGCGGAACATTTTTCGGCCAAGACGATTTCGGAAGTGACGGGCTATCCGCAGCTCGCGCCGGTTCCTCAATTGCCGCCGCAGCCGCAGATGCCGCCGCAGCCGCTTCAATTAGCGCCTCCGCAAGCACTCCAGCCGCAGGGCATGCCACAGAATGGTGGTCAGCCAGGGATGCCGGCGGCAGCGCCGCAACCCGCGCCACCGTCGCCGCAGATGCAGGCCTATGAGCAGCAAATGGCGCAGTGGCAGCAGGTCGCCCAACAAGTGCAGGCACTGACGCAGGCCAACCAGCAAAAGCAGCAGCAATTCGACGCCGCGGTCGCCCTGATCAAACAGGATGGCGTGCACGGCTTCCGGATCGACATCGAGGCCGACTCTACCATCGCTCCCGATGAGCAAGCCGAAAAGAAAGCCCGCACCGAATTCATGCAGCAGTTCGTGCCCTTCATGGAAACCGTGATCCCGATCGCGCAAGGCAATCCGGCGATGGCCGACATGGCCAAGGAAATGACCTTGTTTGTGGTGCGCGGCTATCGCGTGGCGCGTCCGCTGGAGGAAACCATCGAAAAGGCGTTCGCCGCTATTGCGCAGATGCCGCCTAACCCGAAGGCGACCGGCCAGGATGGCAAAGCGCCAGCCGGCAAGCAGGGTGCGGATCCCGCCGAGATCGCGGCCAAGGTGCACGAGACCGAGACCAGGGCTGCCACTGAAACGCAGACGGCAGCGGTGGACGCAGCGGCTCAAACCCAGAAATCTTCCGATGCGGTCACCATCGCGCGGGAGAAGAACGCCACGCTGCTGATGATACAAAATCAGAAGACGCAGCAGGTAGCGGATCAGGCAGCACAGGAAGCTCCGCACCGTGAAGCGGAAATTGCGCTTGAGGGCCAGCGCGTCGCGAACGAACGCGATATTGCCATGACGCGGGAACAGAACGTCGCATCGCGTGGCGCGAGGGAATTGCAGTGAGTAAGGATTATCCGTCTCTGGAGGCAATTGAGCACGCATGGCTCAACACACTTCGCTCCCACTCCGCTTGTGTCGGAAAAAATAGTGATCCGATATCATCCGATGATTTGAAGCGGATTATCGCAACGGCACTCACGGCGCATAACGCCTATTTACGGGTCTCCGCAATGTCTGAGAAGCCAAGCCAAGACCCGTGTGATGAGTGGAATATCTCCCTCCTGATAAAGAGGGCCGCATGACCATCCATCTCGACACCGAAATCGTCGCCACCCGCTTCGATCCGGTCACGCAAGCTTGCTTCTACACGATCGAGCGCGGCGGCAAGAGATGGACGGTCGAGATTCCGAAGGCTCATTTCGACAAGCACGGCGTCAACAAGATCGCCAAACGAACCTATCTCGCAACGATGCTCAACAACGCGATGGTGGGGGAGCCGGACTCCAATGGCTAAAACCGGCACCTGGGTCTATCGCAACGGCAAGCTGGTGCCCAAGCACAAGGCCGCCCCGCTGATCGCGCGCGATGCCGCGCCGATGGTGATCTCCGATCTTGAGCCCTACCGCGCCAGCGCCGCCGACAAGGCCACAGGCAAGCGGCCCGTGATCGGCGGGCGAAGGCAACATCGCGAGTTCCTGCAGAACAACGGCTACCGCGAGCTCGGCAACGAGATGCCAGCGCAACGGCGCGAGGAAGGTTCGCAGGCCGAGCGCGTTGGCGATATTCGCCGCGCGATGAAAGATTGCTGACGTGGGCCTGCGGAAAAGGATATCGAAGCTGCTCAAGGCGATCAACAAGACGCTGAAGGGCACTCCGCCGAAACCGAAGAAGTCTTGAGATGCCATACGATCCGGCCAGCTTGCTTTCGGCTGGCGACAATCCGTTCGCGTCCCCAAACGAGCAAGGTCTCGCGCAAGTGCTGGCGCAGGCAAGACTTCAACTGGCAAGCCAGCCGCAGCGGATACCGACCTCGTACAATAATCCGGAAGGCGATCGGGCTGCGATGCAGCCGGAGACCTTCGCCAACCCGGCGGTACGCGGGATGATCGAAAGCCTTGCGTCGCTGCCAAAGCGGGCAATCCAGAATTCGCAGAATTCACTGGATACCGGGAATTACGACCCGCGCGTCCCGATCGAGACAGCGCTGACCGTGATGAGTGGCGGGGCGGCTGGCACCGGAGAAGGCGCAGGTGCCGCACTGGGCTCCGGACCGGCGCGCATGCGGATGGTCGATAACGTCGACCTGTTCAAGGAATTGGCTAACCAGCGCCGCGCGCAAGGCATGACGGTCGGAAAATCCGCCGAAGGCTGGGACTTCAAGCGCCCGCAAGCCGACAAAGGTTCATGGGCCGATCTGGTTGCACGAACCAAGTCGGGCTGGGAAGGCGACAAGGCGCGCGCGATCGGCGGTTACGAAGAGGCTGCGCCTGGCGCGATCCCCGGCAGTCCGCTGATGAAGCAAGCGGATTGGGATTTCATCAAACGGAACGGCGGACTGGTCGCGGCGCCGGCAGCCTTTGGAATGCTCGCCGATCAAGGCCGCAACAATTGAGGGAATTCATGAACGTCGACATCGAACCCGGCACTGAAAACGAGCAGCCAGCCGACGACATCCGCTCGGCACTAAACGCCGCTGTCGCGGAAGCCGACACGCCTGCCGTCGATCCGGCGACCGCGCCGGCAAAGCCGGAGGCCGGCGCCGACGGCGACAATCCGGCGTCGGCCGAGGGCCGCGTCCGCGGTCCAGACGGCAAGTTCGTCAAGAAGGATGAAGCCGCAGCCGATCCGAATGCCGCGGCTTCCGCCGACAAGTCGCCTCCCGCCGCAGCCGCTCCTGCCGCCGACAGCAAAGACCCCCCCGCGCAATGGTCGCAAGCCGACAAGGACAAGTTCAAGGCGCAACCGCCGGCGTCGCAGGCATTCATCCTCGATCGCGTCAAGTTGCTGGAGGGCGACTACACCCGCAAGACACAGGCCGTCGCCCATCTGCAGAAGGAATACGGCCCGGTCGACGAAATGTTCGCCCCGCACAAGGACGTGCTGCGCCAGAAAGGCTTCACGCCGCGCACCCTGATCGAATCCTGGGCCAACGTCGAAACCAAGCTCGCGAGCGGCCCCGACAGCGCCATCGAGGTCATCAAGGGGCTGTTGACCGGTTACAACATCCCGGTTGAAAAGCTCGCCTCCGCGCTCGGCATCACGCGCCAGCAGGCCGCTGCAGCTGCCGGTCAGCAGCAGCCGGGTCAACAGCCAACCGCGATCGAGAACGGCCAGCCGGTCGCGATCCCGCCGCAGGTACAAGCCGAACTCGACGCGCTGCGCCAGCAGGTCGGCCAATTCGGCCAGAAATTCCAGACCATCGAGCAGCGCGAAACGGCTTCCCGCCGCGCGCTCGAACTGCAGCAGGAGCAGGCTGCAGAAAATACTGTCAACGAATTCAGGAGTGCCAAGGACGACAAGGGCAATCTGTTGCACCCGCACATGGCAGACGTCGAGGAACTGATGACGTCCCTCGCCAATGCCGCGCTGGCAAGCAAGCAGGCTGTTCCGTCGCTGGAAGCGCTTTATGAAACCGCGGTCTACGCCAACCCTTCAACGCGCGAGAAAGTACTCACTGCCAAGGCGCAGCAAGAGGAAACAACGCGCACCGAAGCGGCCAGGGCGAAAGCCGCTGCTGCAAGGAGAGCAGGTTCGAGCGTCCAGGGTGCCCCAGGCTCCGGTCAGGCACCCAGCGGCAAATCGAACGACGGGCTTTCGCTGCGCGAACAGCTGGAGGCGGCCGCCGATGAAGCAGCCTGACCTCTCAACCGAACTCGCACGCCATAGGGAGATACCATGGCGATTCCCAACACGAATTGGGGAGAGATAACGACGACTACTCTCTTCAATCGGTCCAAGAAATTGGCCGACAATGTCACTAAGAACAACGCCTTGCTGCGGCGTCTTTCGCAGAAGGGCAAGATCAAGACCTTCGATGGTGGCCAAGCCATCGTGCAGGAGATGGAGTATTCGGAAAACGGCACGTTCAAGCGTTATTCCGGCTACGATATTCTCAATGTAAGCCCTTCGGATGTTTTTACGGCAGCTCAGTTTCCGATAGCGCAAGCCGCCGTCGCTGTCTCCATTTCCGGTTTGGAAATACTGCAGAACGCCGGCAAAGAAAAGATGATCAATCTGCTGGAATCGCGGATCGGCAACGCCGAACGCACCATGCAGAACAACATCTCGAACGACTGCTACTCGAACGGCACGGCCGACGGCGGCAAACAGATCGGTGGTCTGCAATTGCTCGTCGCCGACGTCAACAACTCCGGCGTGGTAGGCGGAATCGATTCTTCCGTCTGGGGGTTCTGGCAGAACAACCTGCAGAGCTTCGCGTCGAACGGATTGACGCCGGGTGCGGCAACGATGCAGACTATGATGAACCGCGCGTGGCTGGCCCAGGCGCGGGGCCCGGATCGTCCGGACCTCATCATCTCCGACAACGTCTACTATCGGTACTACTGGGAGTCGTTGCAGGCGATCCAGCGCATCACGGATGAAAAATCCGGGATGGCGGGCTTTTCCTCGCTGAAGTTCATGGATGCCGATGTCGTCTATGACGGCGGTTTCCAGGGAACGACCGCGGGCAATGTCTCGGTGCTCGGTGCCGGCGGATCGTGGTTGAGCGGTAGCGGCGCTCCGGCGTCGCACATGTACATGCTCAATACCGACTTCATCCACTACCGCCCGCATCAGGACCGCAACATGGTCCCGCTCGATCCGGATCGGTTCTCGGTCAACCAGGATGCCATGGTGAAACTGATCGCGCTCGCCGCCAATATGACGATGAGCAATCGGTTCCTCCAGGGCGTCATCACGGCTTGATGGGAAAGGAAACAGAGCATGTACGTTCCCACTGAAAACCAGCTCGGCATCCAGCCGATCGGCTTCAACTCCACCACTCAAAACCATCCGCTCGGATCTATCGTCCGTGCGTATGATTCGACCCTCGGCGCCGGCGAGTTCATCTATCTGCTAGGCGTCGTCGGCACCATTGTTGGTCTGATGGTCAACTACAACGCGACCACCTATCAGACGGCACTGTCGCCCAATACGGCGAACAATGTCGGTCCGATGGCGGTCGCGATGTCGGCGAATGTTGCCGCCCAATACGGCTGGTACCAGATCGACGGGTTGGCGGTCCTCAAGAAGACCAACACCAAGTTCCTTGCCGGTGGCAAGGTCTATCAGTCCGCTACCGCGGGCCGCGTGATGGCGACCTCGGCGTCCGGTCTCGAAGTTCTCGGCGCGCGCGCTGCGAATCTTGCAACCGTGACGACGACGACCTCGACGATCACGGTCCTGATCAACCGTCCGTCTCTGCAAGGCCAGATCACATAAAGGAAGCGTTGCGACATGCTGCATGTTTGCTGCATCCGGGCCGGCGAGATGTTCTCGCCGGCCTACGTCCTCAACTTAAAGGACATGGTTGCCCGAAACCTTGAGGCAGGTTTCGAAGGCCGCTTTGTGTGCTTTACCGACCGGCCGGAAGAATTGCCGGAAGATATTTCGACCGAACCTCTGCCGGCGGACCTGCCGGGATGGTGGAGCAAACTGGCGCTGTTTCGCGATGGGTTGTTTCCGCAGGGCGACCGGGTTTTGTTCTTCGATCTCGATACCGTCATCACGGGCGCGATCGATGCGTTGGCGGCTTACGACGGGGATTTTGGAATTCTGGCGGATTTTTACCGCCCGCTGGGTTTGCAATCCTCTGTCATGGCATGGGAGGCGGGCCTTCATTCCCACATCTGGGAAAGTTTCAAGGCGGCCGGCTGCCCGACGGATGATCCCGGCGGCGACCAGGCATGGATCGAGCGTTCCTTGGTTGTGGGGCGGGAGCGGTTGCAGGTTCGATATCCCGGCATGTTTGTGTCGTACAAGAAGACGCGCGGAATTCCGAATGAGGCCGCCGTGGTGGCGTTTCACGGGCACCCGCGGCCGCATGAAGTGACCGAAGGCTGGGTGCCGAAGGTCTGGAAGGTCGGCGGCCTTTCGCACGCGGAACTGAAGAAGGTTATCAATACCGCGCAAGAGGCGTTGTTTTCCAACGTGCGATCGGCTTGCGCGCGGAATCTTGCCTGGTTCGATGCGCAGAACGATGAACACGACCGGCATGTAGCGATTATCGGGGGCGGGCCATCGGTGCGGCGGATGCTGCCGGAGATTTTCTGGCGCAAGAGCATCGGGCAGGATGTCTGGGTCTTGAACAATGCGGGTGTGGTGCTCGCCGATCTCGAGATCGAGGCGCAGTTGCTGCTGGACGCCCGTCCGGAGAATTTGGCATTCGTGCGGCCCGCGAAGGAATATCTGATCGCCTCGCAATGTGCTCCCGAGGTATTCGAAGCGGCGGGAACTGCCCGGACCACGCTCTGGCACGCCAATTCGCCGGGCATGGCGGAATTACTCAAGGACGAAAAGGCCCGCGTCACCTATTTGATCGGCGGCGGCTCGACGGTAGGCATGAACGCGCTGGCGCTTGCAATATCGCGCGGCTATCGCAAGATCCATCTCTACGGGTTTGATTCCTCCTACGACGACGACCAGCACCACGCCTACCCGCAGACGCTCAACGATTCCGATCCGATAACGGACGTGCTCTATGGCGACAAGCATTATAAATGCGCGCCGTGGATGGTGGGGCAGGCCAACGAATTCGCGGAATTGGCGCCGGGCTATGAAGCCGACGGCGTAGTGATCACGGTGCACGGCCATGGGTTGCTACCAGATATCGCGGCGGATCTTCGCCAGACCATGTCGCCGGCGGAAGTGCGCGCGCATGAAATACTCAAGCGGTTTGCGCATGGTCAGGAACTTGTCGGCGCCGAGATCGGGGTGTTCGCGGGGGAACTGTCCCGAGCGCTGTTGATGGGGTGCGAAGATCTCTCGCTTCTGATGATCGACAGCTGGGAAGGCCACGGGGCCGCATACCGCGATGGCTCCGGCGACTTCCATGCGGGGCTGCCGCAGATCGCACAGGATGATTTTTATTGCAGGGCGCAAAAGCGCGTGACGTTCGCGGGGAAGCGGGCGACGATCATGCGCGAGCGCTCCGATGCAGCAGTTTTCCGTTTTGCCAATCACTCACTCGATTTCGTTTTCATCGACGCCGATCATTCCTATGACGGTTGTCGTGCCGATATCTATGACTGGCGGCGCAAGATCAAACCCGGCGGCTGGCTGTGCGGCCACGACTACCAGAATCATGCTTTTCCCCAATTCGGCGTGACGCGCGCCGTCGATGAATTCGTGTCGCGTCACGCCCTCAACCTGGAGACCGGCGAGAACTTCTGCTGGTTTGTCCAATTGCCAACGGAGAAACAAGATGCCGCTTAAAAGTGAATTCATGGCGCGCGGCATGGCCGCGGGTGCAGCCGGTCTCGTCGGTCAGGATCCTGCCGCAACCACTCTGACCGCGACGGGATCGACACAAGGCGGCGCCTTGGCACTGGCGTCGAACTTTGCCATTTTCGGCACGGTCGCTGGCTCGACCGGCGCCATCCTGGGCGAGCGTGGCATCTACATCATCGTCAATGGCGGCGGTAGCCCTCTGACGGTCTATCCGCAGGTCGGCGGGAATATCAATGGTGGAACACTCAACGCCGGCTTCTCCGTCACGAACGGCAAATCAGCCATATTCATTTCGAATGGCTTGACCTGGGGCGCCATCCTAAGCGCGTAAGCCGGTCTCCATCAACTCGTTTTCGAAGGAAATCCAATGTCAGTTGCGAACGGCACCTTTACCCGCACCAATCTCGGCCAGCAGGATGGATCAAACCATCCGCGGTTCTATCTCGAGCAGGTCGAGGATCATGTGGCCTCGGCAAATGCCGGCCGGCTGATCGCTCGGGATGAAGAGCGGGTCGAGATCATCATGCCGGGCAATCCGCATACTCGGCCTGTGGCGCGGGTCACCGACGAACATCGCCAGAAGTGGCCTCGCGAGTATGAGGCCTTCAAGGCCGGCATCGAAATCTCTCCCGAGGGAACTCCGCTGGAGGAATGGCCGATTCTCAAGCGCAGCCAAGTGATGGAATTGAAATGGCTGGGCTTCAGGACGGTCGAACACATCCGCGACATGGATGATCAGGCGATCCAGCGCATCGGCATGGGTGGCCGGCGCCTGAAGGAACTTGCGGGCGTGTTCCTCGACGATGCCGAGCGCATGGCGGTCACGAGCCGGATGTCGGCCGAAAACGAAAAACTCACTGACGAAGTGGCGATGCTGCGCCGCCAGGTCGCGGAAATGGGCGAACTCACGCAAAAGACCTTTGCCGAGCTGCAGACCATGAAGAACGCGCCATCGCCGTTGTTGACGCACATCCCCGGCATGTCCGATCCGGTCGAGCTGGCGAAAGTGGGTCAGCATGTCGAAGTCGCGACCTCTTCGCTCGACAATATCGGCGGTTCGCGACGTCGGCGCGCGGCATCTCCGGTTAATGCCGAATTGAACGAAAAAACCGCCTGAGTGTTGAGTTCAACGGTGATCATCGCCAACAAGGAGAATTGAAATGGCCGACCTTCTTAGTCCCCAGGTTTCCCTGACCGAGCATCGCGAGTTCTATCTTAACCCCCAGACCGGACGCACTCATGTCCGGATGCCGGCCGGCGGCGCAGGGGGCGGCGTGACGAGCTATGCCGACGTTCCGGCAACCGAAGAGCAGCACGTCGAATTCCTCAAGCGCCAGCTCGACGTCAAGAAAGCCGAAGTCGATATGCTGGCGCAGACGCACGGCGAGGCCGATCAGAAGCTGAAGGAAAAGAAGGCGCAGCAGCACAAGGATCAGCCCCGGCCCCTGGTCGAGGACGATGGCCCGACGATTCAGGAGTGGGTGGCCAGCGGTCGCAAGGCGCGCGACTATCCTTCCGCTGGTCTCGCCTCGAAGAGCACGCCGGAAGAGGTTTCTGCCGCGGTCGCTGCCGAGGCTCATGCTGACGGCGAATCCTGGGCGAAAGAAAGCGCGGCGCAGCACGCCGCCGTTTGATCGGCTTCTAGCCGCGCGGCCTTTGACGGGCCGCGCCGGCTCTTTTCCGGAGAGATCGATCTATGACCGACAAACCAACCGGCGGCGTCATTCCGTTTCAGCCGCGGTCCGGCTCCGAAATGGACGACGTCGAGGCGATAGCCCGCGCCGAACGCGATGCCGTGATGGCGACGCTTTCGAATATGCTGGCCTCACAACAGCAGTTCGAAGGTCAGATGAAACTCGCAATCGATATCATCGGCGAGTTGCAGTCCCATGTCCGCGATCTCGAACATGACGTGGCGCGACTGATGAAAGAACGCGGCAAGACGCCAGTCATTCTCAATGCGCAAGGGGCGAGGGCAAACTGATGGTCAAACTTACAACCGCCGGCCGCGACAAGATCGCGCCGAAGAATTTCGCGGGACCGAACAAATCCTATCCGATCGAGAATGCAAATCACGCGCGCAACGCGTTGTCGCGCGTCTCGCAAAATGGATCGCCAGCGGTGAAGGCCGAAGTCCGCGCCAAGGTCGAACAGAAATATCCGGCCATCAAACAGACCGGACCCGGCAAGGAACTTGAACGGCGGCTGGCGGCTAAAGACGGCCCTGGCGTCGGCAAGCTCGGCATGGCCGCACTGGGACGTAAGCCGAAGTGACGAGCGCAAAGGTCATTCCGCTGCGGGCTGGCCTTGCGCCGTCGCCTTCTGGCGGCGAGCCGAACGCTGCCGTTGTCGATCGTCTTGCGGAATTGCTGGAAATGGCGAGGGCCGGCGAAGTGGTCGGAATCGCGTATGCGACGCTGCATCCCGGCGATCTTTCCATTTACGACACACGCGGGCGCACCACCCGCGGCTTGCTCGGCGCACTGACGTTGCTTCAATTTGACATGTGCAAGGCGGACGCGGCCGAATGACCCTGCTCTCGATCTGCACCCAGATTGCCAACGACATTCCGCTGGCGGCGCCGACGTCGATCGTCGGCAATTCGGACGAAACCGCGATCCGGCTTTTGGCCAGTGCGCAGAACGCCGGCGAAGCCCTGGCGCGCAAGCCGCAGGGCGGCTGGATTGCGATGATCAAGGAGTTCGATTTCACGACGTCGGCGGTCGCGCCGCAGGCTGGCACCATCGCCAACGTCGGCGGGTTCGGGGTGATCTCGGGGCTGGCTTCCACTGCAGGGATTGTCGCCGGGACATGGTACGGCTTCGGCAATGGTTGCCCGAATAATTCGATCATTACCGCCGTCACGATCTCGAGCGTCACCATCAACCAGCCCGCGACCTTTACAGGATCCGGCATCTATAATTTCGGCAAGTCGGATTATGATCTGCCGGCTGATTTCGAGCGGGTGATCGATTCCACGATGTGGGACCGCTCGCGCTACTGGCAGATGCGCGGTCCCTTGTCGCCGCAGCAATGGCAGCTCTATAAATCGAGCATCATTGGGCAGGCCTCGATCCAGCGCCGGTTCCGGTTTCGCAAGGTTGCCGGCGCCACGCGGTTTTCGATTGATCCGGTGCCGACCGATAACGGCTCGCCGCTGGTGTTCGAATATGTCTCGAACGGCTGGTGTCAGTCGGCCGGCGATGTGCCGCAGAACTCCTGGCTCGCCGATACCGATACCGGGATTCTCGACGAATATCTGTTGATGCTGGGCACCCGCTGGCGGGTACTGCGGCGCCTCGGATTTTCCTATAACGAGGAACTCGACGAATACGAGCGCGAAGTCTCCAAGGCGATCGCGGCCGATGGCGGGGCGGCAATCCTCTCCCTGGTGCCGCGCTCCGGCTATCATCTGCTCGATCCCTACAGCAACGTGCCCGAAACCGGGTTCGGCGGACCGGCGTCCTGATGCGCATGACGCAACAGCAGCGCTTGCAGGTTGCCTCGCAAGCCGTGCAGGAACCGTTTTCGTTCGTCTCTCCAATCAAGGGCTGGAATACGCGGGACGCGCTCGATGCAATGGATCCGGCCGACGCAATTCAGCTCGACAATCTCTATCCCGACGCCGGCGGCGTTTCCACCCGCAACGGCTACACACTATATGCGAGCGGGCTGGGTGCCGGAACGGTCAAGACGCTGGCGGAATTCAATGTCGGCGCCACGCGAAAGTTTCTGGCAGCAGCTTCAGGCGCGATCTATGACGTGTCGGCCTCGGGTGTGGTCGGCTCTCCCCTGGCAACGGGGTTTGGTTCGGACGCCTGGAACACGGTCAGCTTCCTGTCGCGGTTGTTCTTCGCCAACGGCACCGATGTCATGCAGGTGTTCGACGGCACCACATTAGGCAACGCAGCGTTTACGGGGGGCTCGACGCCGTCGCTTGCGACCATCATTGCGGGCGCGCTCTATCAGCAGCGGCTGTTCTTCTGGCAGGCCAATTCGCCCGGCTTCTGGTTTGCGCAGCTGAATTCGATTTCCGGCGCGCTGTCGTTCTTCGATCTGTCGGCCTGGGCGCCGCGCGGCGGCAACCTGGTCGCGGTCACGACCTATAGTCTCGACGGCGGCAACGGGGTGCAGGATTTTATCGTCTTCATCATGTCATCGGGCGATTGTCTGATTTATTTCGGCAACGATCCGGCGAACCTGTTGAACTGGGCCTTGGTCGGAACTTATGCGCTGTCGCCGCCTGTCGGCCCCCGCGCGGTCTGCAATTACGGAGCGGAAGCGTTCTTGACCACCTATGACGATCATGTGCCGCTGAAGGATCAACTAACGGCGATCTCATCGGGCGGTCTTCCGTCTCGCTCGAAAGTCTCCAGCGCGGTGCAGGCAGCAGTTACCGCCAACAAGGGAGCGTTCGGCTGGCAGGCGCTGTACTATCCGAAGGGGCGGCGTCTGATTTTTAACATCCCGAATCCTGACGGCACCTTTAGCCAGCACGTCCATAATACCGGGGTGCAATATCAGGATACGCAAACCGGCCGGATGGCCTCGCCTTGGTGCCGTTTTGTCAATATGAACGCTTCCTGCTGGGGGTTGTTCAAGGATTCGCTTTATTTCGGGGGTTCGGGAGGAAAAATCTATCTCGCCGATACCGGCAGCATGGATCTCTTGGGCCCCGTCACCGCGATCGGACAGCAGGCCTGGAATACGCTGCAAAGCCCCTTGCGCAAGCGGGCTACCGCGATCCGCCCGGTGCTGCAGACCATCGGTTCGCTCGGCTACACATTTTCGATCGGGTTTGATTATGGCGACGTCAACGTGCCGGTGGCGCTGGTGACATCGAACCCGGGCAGCCCGTGGGATACCTCGCCATGGGACACCTCGCCATGGTCGGCCGAACAGGTGGTTGGTACGTTGTGGAGTGCGTCGGGAGGATCGGGCGTGGCGTTGAGCGTGGCGCTGAATATCTCGGCGACGGAGCCTGCGACCTGGTTACGGACGGATTTGCGTGGGGAAATGGGCGTGGGGTTTTAGGAGATGGTTCAATCGAACACGGAGCTATCTGATTCTGGTTTGCGATCACTTGGGCAGATTGCGCCGCTTCGTGCTTCTCTTTCGCGCCGATGATGCTCTCGCCGCATGGGCCGGCGATCGCCTCGGGATGGAAATCGCCAAACCGAACACTTCGATCGGCGTCGCGCGTCAAGGAAAAATCGTCGCAGTTGCGGTCTTCAACAACTTCCGGCCGCCGAATATCGAGATAACCTTCGTCACGTCCTCGCCGCGCTGGGCCAGCAAAAGCGCGATCTCGGCAATCCTGAAATATCCGTTCAGACAGTTAGGATGCAAGCGCGTTACCGCCATCATCGAGGCTACGAACCAGCCCGCCAGGGCATTCCTCTGCCGCCTCGGATTTAAACTGGAAGGCATTCATCCGGACGTGTTCACGTCGGGTGCTGCCGAGACCTATGGGCTGCTCGCGCACGACGCGAAAGCCTGGTGGGTCGCAGAGGAATTTCCCCTTGAGCAAATCAAGCCCAACCGTTCCGACGCCGGCTAACCCGACGACGGTCGCCAATGCGACAACGACGTCCAACCTCGGCACGTCGGCCGCGCAGCAGGCGGAAAACAACGTCAATCAGGTGGGTCCGAACGGCTCGACCACCTATAACCAGTCCGGGACCTACACGGACCCGACCACGGGCACGTCGGTTCCGACCTATACCCAAACCAGCACGCTCGATCCGTTGTCACAGTCGGTGCTGGCCGGCACCAAGCAGGCCGCCAATACGCTGGTGCCGACGGCGCAGACGCTGGCCACACAGGCCGGTGGCACGGCGACCACGCCGCTCAACGTCAACCAGACCGCGAATAATTCCATCATCGCCGGCGGCCCGCAGGCGCTTGATCCGAGTGTGGCGAATGCAGTGACGCAGCAGCAGGAATCGTTCCTGACCCCGCAGTGGAACCAGACCCAGCAGAACCTGACCGATCAATTGAGCCGGGCGGGAATTCCCGTGGGCTCGGACGCCTATAATTCGGCGATGACGAATTTCAACAATTCCAAGACGCAGGCGTTCCAGTCGGCGCAGGATTCCGGCACGTCGCAAGGCGCCGGCATCGCCAACAACATGTTCGGGCTGGCGGTACAGGGCCAGAACCAGAACCTCAACCAGCAGCAGACGCAGCAATCCAATCCGCTGGCGCTGCTCTCTCAGATCTACGGCGGACAAGCCCCGGGAGCCGTCGCATGAGCCCGCTTGCGCAGATCCTCGCAACCGCCAACCGGCCGCCTCCGGCGCCGCCGCAGACCACGGTACAGCCAACCAACGTCGCCGGCATTTATGCCAACAACGATGCGCAAAACATGGATGCGTACAAGGCGCAGGTGGCGCAGCAGAACGCGCAGTTTGGCGGATTGGCGGGCTTGGGAAGTGCCATCATCGGCGCCGGCGGCAAGCTGCTGGCGCCAGGTGCTGCTGCTGCCGGCACCGCTGCTGCGGGTGCGGGAGCAACCGGCGGCACGTCGGCGCTCGCGTCCCTCCTGCCATTCATGATCGCCTGACGCCATGGCAATTACCCCTCTCTCGCAAGCCGTGCTGCAGGGTATGGACCCCAACACCTACCGGCCACTCGGTTATATGCAAACCGGCAACGAACTGTTTACGCAGGGATCGGATTCCTCGCCGACATCGAAATGGGGCGCGATCGGCCGGCTGGCGCAAGCGTTGTCCGGCAGTTACCTGACAAATTCGTCGACCTCCGATCTCGCCAGGACAATTGCGGGCGGGAAGAAGTCGGCAACCGATCAATTGATGGCGGCGATCGAGGCGCAGCAGCGACCGGCGGCAATTCCAAGCGCGCCGCCGGTGATGATGCCAAGCTCGCCGGCACCTGCTGCGCCGCCGAATGCTACGCCTCAAGCCGATGCACCTGCAGCCGTTCCTGGCTCGCCGAACGCGCAAGTCGCCAATCGTTTCCCGGCCGAAATGTCGCCGGTAGCACACGCTCCCGTTCCGGGTTCGCCGAACGACCAGGTCGCCAACCGGTTTCCTGGGGGCGATCCCGCGATCCAGTCAGGCACCGCGCAGATCACGCCTCCGGCGGCGCCGGCAACGCAAGTCGCTTCTGCCGATCCCCTCGCGGCGATTGCTGCGGCCACGGCTCCGCGCGGTATCCGCAACAATAACGCGCTCAACATCGAGGATGGTCCATTTGCCAAATCGCAAGCTGGCTATGCCGGCTCGGACGGCCGTTTCGCCAAATTCCAGACGCCGGATCACGGGGTTGCAGCGGCCAACACGCTGCTCGACAGTTACGAAAAGAACCACGGTTTGAACACGGTTGCCGGCATCGTCGGGCGCTGGGCACCAGCTGCCGATGGTAACAATGTCTCGGCTTATGCCGCGGATGTGGCGGGAAAACTCGGGCTGGATCCGAACGCGCCGATACCGGCTAACATGCGGCCACAATTGATTGCGGCCATGGCCGCGCACGAGAATGGGCAGGCGGCGCCGGGGATGTCAGGGGCTGCGCCTGGCAAACCCTACCAGGTCGCAGGCCCTGCCACAGCCGCGCCGAAAGCAGCGGCGGAAGATGACGCAATACCGACCGGTGCGCAGCCGGCACAGGGGACGTTGCCGACGGCGCAGGCCGCAGCGGCGTCGCCGGGCACTCCCGACGTTCACAGGCTGATGGCGGTGTTGCAGAATCCGTATTCCGACGACACGTCGAAGGCGCTGGCATCGAAACTGATCCTGCAGCAGTTGACGCCTGACGATAAGCCGGCATGGGGTATCGTCGGTAAAGACAAATATAACCAGCCGGTCTACGGCTACCCGCCGACGCGGGAAGATTATGCGGCCCAGCCGAAGTCGAGCGCCAAGATCGATCCGCTGGATGGTCTGCAGGGGCCGCAGCGGATGGAGGCCCTTAAACAGTCTGATCCGGCCCGCGCTTCGCAGGCTCAGGGTGTGCTTGATGGTCGTATTCCGTATCCAGTCGGCTCCCGCCTCAATCCGCTACAGCAGCAATTAAAGGAAGATGTCACTCAAGTTGACGGGAACTTCACCGCCGCAAAATGGCTGGCGCGTAGCAATTTTGAAAAGAGTATGGCAGCGACTACGCCTAGTTCATTTGGTGGACAAGTCAGGTCTGCGGGAACGGTTGCAAAACATCTTGGCGACGCTGATTCCGCGATCTCCACACTTGAAAAAGGACCGCTTGGGGCCAGCAATACATTGCCGATTCTCAACAGTGCCAAGGGTTTCATACGAAACCAGTACGGCGACAAAGAATATCAGGACGCACTCGGCCATTATGAGACGGCGCGCAAGGGTATCGCGGACGAAACCGCGACGCTATTGGCTGGCACTGGCCATGGTGATCAAGCCAGCAGGGAGTATTGGCTCGACCGTCTTGACCTCAACAAACACTCACCAACCGAAGTTAGAGGTGGCCTTGATGAGTTCCGTTCTTTGATGAACGGAAGAATATCAAATGTTGTTCAAGAAAAAGATCGCGTGTTTGAAAACCCTGCGGGAACCACCGACCCGTTAAGTGTTTTTGGACCAAAAGAACGCGATATCATGGACAAGATCCAGAAGCATACGTGGGGCGCACAGCAGGCCGCAGCGACTTCCGGGTCCGCGGCTTCACCCGCAGCACCCGCTGGCGCTCCCGATCGCGCCGCGCTTGAGGCTGAAATGAAGAAGCGCGGGCTGCTGCAATGACCGATCTTTCCGCGCTATCGGACGATCATCTGAAGGCGATGTACGCCGCTCCCGCTGTGCCATCTGCGGCGACGCCTGATCTGAGCAAGATGTCCGATGACGAATTGAAGGCAGCTTACGCCTCGCATCCGTCTGTCATGGCCGACGTCGCCAAGAGCGGCGGGATCGGGCTTGCCAAGGGTGCGATCGGGCTTGCCGGACTTCCCGGCGACGCCGCCAATCTTCTTACCAAAGGCAGCCAGGTCGCGTCGGATTATATCGCCAACAAGCTCGGCTTTGACAAAGGACCGGAACCGACGGGGCCGATCCTTCCGACCAGCAGCGGCATCCAAAAGGGCATCGAGGGCGTCACTGGCGATTTCCACAAGCCGGAGACGGTGCCGGGGCAGTATGCCCAAACCGTCGGCGAATTCGCGCCTGCCGCGTTGGGCGGCGGCGAGGGACTGCTATCGAAGGTCTTGACGCGCGTTGCCGCACCCGCGATCGGCAGCGAGACCGCGGGGCAACTGACAGCCGGGACTGCGGCCGAACCCTATGCGCGCGTTGCTGGCGCGGTCGCAAGCGGCGGGCTTGCGGATGTCTTGAACAAGGCCAAGTCGATCGCGGCTCCGACCGTGGAAGAACTGAAAGACGCTGCGCGGGCTCAATACAATCATCCCGACGTCAAGGACGTGCAGATCCATCCCGATGCGGTTTCGTTCCTGCACCACTGGATTCAGAACGATCTGGAAAACGGCACCAATAGCGGCTTTCGCGCCGCCAATGAGCCGAAGACGTTTGCGGCGATCAGCGAACTATCGAATCCGAACCAGGGCATGGCGCGCTCGATCGGTCAGCCGGCCTCGATCGACGACATCCAGTCGGTGCGGAAAGTGCTGGGGCGCATCGCGGACGATCGCAGCCCGACCGGCAACATGACAAGCGATGCGGTCGCCGCCAATCGTGCGATCGGGCACGTCAATTCGTTCCTGGAAAACCTGCGGCAACCGGATCTGGTTCAAGGCAACGCGCAAAAGGCCGGCGATCTCTTGAAGGAAGCCGGGGGCAATTGGGGTGCTGCAAAACGTGCGGAGGAAGTCCAGACCCGGCTTGGCAATGCTGATCTGAAGGCCGATTCCACCTATGGAGGGGGCAATATCAATAATGCCACGCGGCAGGCATTGCGACCGCTGGCCATGGATAATTTCAGGCGTGCCGGAGGGTTTAACGACGCCGAGAAGGCGGCGCTGGAAAGTGGAATTCGTGGCAACTGGCTTGGCAATACGCTTCGTCAGGTGGGAAAGCTTGGCCCGGACACTGGCCTGAAGGGTATCGTCCATGCCCAGGACGCTGTACTGACCGGAGGCGCTTCGATCCCGCTATCGCTGGCAGCACTGGCCTCCAAGATGGGTGGCGATGCAATCACGAGGCGCAGCTTCAACAATCTGGATGAAATGCTGCGCGCTCGATCGCCGCTGCATCAGGCCAATCTCGCCAATACCCAAAGCCCGACGATCGCGAGCCGGGTTACCCCGGGAGTGACATTGCCGAATCCGAATTACGTGCCACTACCGCCGCGGCAAGGCGGGGGGAAAAGTGCGCTGATAAACGCGCTGATGGCCTCGACCGCGCCGCGGCTTGATATATCTCGCAGCGCGCCGTGACACATCGATGATCCAGAGTAGCGAAACTGTCGCGATGAACGTCACACCGATCGATATCAGCGACGCCAGGTAACCGTTCGGCGTCCACTGCCAGTGAATGTTGGAAAACATCACGGCGGTAAAAACCAGCATCTGAAACAGCTTCATCATCATCTGATCCGACCCGGTTTGCGCCGGGCGCGCAACGCTTTGCACTGGAAATAATCGATGGGTTGGAACGGTTCCGGTAGTTTTAACAGAATCTTCAGCTGGGTCGCCGACAAGGCGGCCGGGCTCGATATTTCGTCCTCCCGGATGGATACCGATACCAACGACATCGCAGCGAACGGTTTGGGCAATTGTCTCACCCGGGACGGTCAGGGTCAACCGTCCGCGAACCTGCCGATGGCCGGATTTCGTCATACAGTGGTGCAAAACGCGGTAAATCGGACCGATTATAGCGCTTTTGGGCAGATTCAGGATGGATTGGTCAATTGGACCGTCTTCGGGGGCACCGCAGACGCACTGACCGCAACCTATACCCCGGCGCTCGTGACCCTCAATGACGGCCAATTGTGCTTCGGCCGGGCCAGCGCTTCGAATGCCACCACGACGCCGACCTTTGCCCCGAATGGGCTGACGGCGCGGACCATCACCAAGCTCGGCGGATCGGCGCTCGCGGTCGGCGACATCCCGGGCAATTTGGCTGAAATCGTGTTGCGCTATAATTCGGCCAACACCCGCTGGGAACTGCTCAACCCCTCCAATTCATCGATCAACAACGGGACCGCCTCGACTGGCGTCGTATGGTTGACGGTTGCCTCGACGCCGCCGACCGGCTGGCTGATGTTCGACGACGGTACCTTCGGGGACGCGACTTCCGGATCCTCCAACAGCAATTCCGCCGTCAACCTGGCGCTGTTCAATATCCTGTTTGCTTCGCCGTTCACCGATACGACCTGTCCGCTACTGACTTCTACGGGTGCTGGGACGACGCGGGCAGCGCAGGGCTCTGCTGCAGCCGCATGGGCCGCGAACTGCCGGATGACACTACCGAAGATGCTGGGGCGTGCGCTGGCGGTCGCTGGAAGCGGCTCTGGGCTTACGGCGCGGACGATGGGGCTGACGGTCGGCGAGGAAACGCATCTGTTGGCGCTGTCCGAGACGCCCGCGGGCATCGTATCGGCGAACGGCGGTAATATCTCGCTCACCGTCACCTCGAGCGATAGCGGCATCGTCAACAACCCGGCGGGGGTCGCTTCATCCGGCGCGGGCGGTGGCGGCAACGGGCAACTGGTAGGAACCTCCGGGAGCGTGGGCGCCCGGACTTCGACTGGCAATATCACGGCTGGTAATGCGGTGGTGACATCGACCAATACCGGCGGCGGCGCGCACAACAACATGCAGCCGTCTCAGTTCCTCAATGCGATCGTCAAACTATGATGAGATGGCTGCTCGCCCTGTGTCTGGTGCTGCTGGCGTCTCCGGCGATGGCCCAAGGCCAGCAATGCCGCACTGCACCGGTCGGGACATCGACGGCAAATTGTGCTTCGGAGGCGCTGGTTGTCGACAGCATCGCTGCCATCCCTGCCGCTAACGTCCCGGAAAGCTTCTGCAACGGTTCATTGTTCGCAACCTCCGGGAATTCCGGCACCATTGCGGTTTGCAAGACCCACGTCGCCGTCACGGTCGATAGTATCGAGGCCGTTACCGCGGTTCCAACCGCACCGGGAAGCCTGCAATTCATTGTCAAGGACTGCGGCACGGTCGCGAATAATTGTAGTTCGCCTGTCTCGACCATCGGGAGTGTCACCACCAGCAACACCAGCAATACCGCGGTCGATGGGACAGTATCCATACCAGGGGTAGCGGCGGGGCATTACATCCAGATCACGCTGGGCCCGGGTAGCTGCACATTTTGCGCCTACGGCGTCACGGTCGCGATGCACTGACGGTGCGTCGGTTTTTATCAACTTTCCCTGAAATATCCTGACTGGAGAACATCCCCATGCGCGCAAAACTTGTTGCGGCGATCGGCTTTGCGTTTGCCCTGTTGTTTCCCGCGGGCGCGATGGCGCAACAGGCCGGCATCTCGGCATGCGCCGGAGGTACGCTGGCGGTCACAAGCAGCAGCGCGAATGTGCAGCTTTCGACCTGCGGCCCGGTCGTTATCGTCTACAATATCACATCGCAGGAGGCGTTTTATGCCTTCGGTGCGACATCAAGTGCTGCCGCCACAGCGCAGACGACATCCACCGCGGCACCTATAGCTGGCACTTATAGCCTGCCCGGCAATTCGTTCGTCACCCTTAACATCAGCAATGAGACCGCCGCGTATCTGGCCGCAATCACCGCATCCAACACGACGACGCTGCGGATTGTTCAGGGATACGCGCAGCCATGAACAAGGTTCTCTTTATCGCGACCGCGCTGATGCTGTTCGCCAGCTTGGCGGGGGCTTCAAACCTGACCGGCCCCGAGGGTGGATGGATGAATAAGACTCTCACTGGGCCTATTTCAAGCGCAACAGCACCCCCGCCGATCGCCGGCGCTCTTCTGCTCGAGGACGGCACCTCGTTCCTGCTGCTTGAAGACGGTTCAAGCCATTTCTGTCTTGAGGGGGGCTGCTGATGTTCGATAATTTCCCGCATTTTATGCACTATCTGGTTGAATTCGGCGGCGGCTGCCCGGCCAAAATATGCGAACTCAACCATTCATGGCACGGCATCAATGTGCTGAGCATTTTGGAATGCGCATTCATCGCAGCATCGCTGTGCCTGGTGGTGGCGCTACTCGCGCAGATCCTGCGAAATAAACGCCTGACGACGCTATCGCTGATCGGCGCGCTGTCGTTCGCCACGGCCGCCTACGCCGCCAACACCGCGCTATCGAACCTGTCCGCCTCAGGCGCGATTGCCGGCGCCAACCTGATCTATGTGGTGCAGACCGCAGGCTCCGGCGGCGTCAAGGCGACGTTTACGCAGGTCGCGACCTACATCAATTCGCTGTTCTCGGGGGATGCGACCGTTTCCTCTGGCGGTACCATCACGCTTGCGACCGTCAACAGCAATGTCGGCTCGTTTGGTAGTTCCACCAGTTGCATCACGCTGACGGTCAACGCCAAGGGTCTGATCACCGCAGCCTCGGCCTCGACATGTGCGCCGGCGATTGGAAGTGTCTCTGGCCTCGGTACGGGCGTTGCGGCCGCACTCGCCGACAACATCGGCTCGGCCGGTGCTCCGGTCGTGTTCAACGGTGCGGGCGGCACACCTTCCTCGATCACCCTGACCAACGGAACGGGGTTGCCGCTCTCCGGTCTCTCTGGCCTCGGTACGGGCGTCGGCACATTCCTGGGGACGCCCTCCAGCTCCAACCTGCTGGCGGCACTCACGACCAAGACCGGAACCGGAAACGCGGTGTTTGGAAGTGCGCCGACGATCGACAGCCTTAACGCCACGACGGCGATGACGCTGGCGTGGATCACGGGATCGACGCAATGCTTGAACGTCAATTCATCCGGTGTAATTTCCGGGACTGGAGCGGTCTGCGGCGGCTCGGGATCGTCCGGCGCCAATCCCACGGCGACCGCCGGACCCACAGCCGTCAATGGCTCGGCGACGACTTTCCTGCGCTCCGATGGGGCCCCGGCGATCCAGCTCGCCACTTCCTCGCAGAAGGGCATTGTGCAGGTCGATGGGACATCGATCACGGCGTCGAGTGGCGTGATCAGTGCCGTTGGCGCGGTTTCATCCGTCACGGGCGGCATCGGCGTCACAGTCAGCCCGACGACAGGCGCGGTGGTTGTCAGCGCGGCCGTCACAGCGCGCAACAACACGGCCACCACGGACACCATCACATCGACCGACAAGGGCTCGCTGGTCACGGAGAGCAACGCTTCGCCGGTTGCGGCAGCGATCACCATAACGGGCTTTGTCTCGACCGACTATTTCACCGTCAAGAATTTAGGAGCGGGCACTGCTACGTACACGCCTTCGTCGGGTAATATCGACGGCGCAGCTACGCTTGCATGTAAACAGTACCAAAGTTCAGACCTTTATTTCGACGGGACAAATCTCCATCAGCTTGCGAGTACCTGCGGTCAGACGCTCACCATCGCCAGCGGCACCGCAACACTCGGTACGTCGGCGATTTCGTCGGGTGCGTGCGGCTCGGCCACGATAGTTTCGGCGCCGGGCGTCGCAACGACAGATGTCATAACCATTGGGTTCAATGGAGACCCCACGGGAACGACGGGATATCTGCCTACGGCCATGCTTACGATCGTTCCGTATCCGACTTCCGGCAACATTAATATTAAGCAGTGCAACCTAACGGGCACCTCGATCACACCGTCTGCCCTGACGACCAACTGGAGCGTGAAGCGGTGATTTTGCCATCGCGGGAACTTATCCTGCCTTCACGCCGTACCTTCATAAAGAGTGCGGCGGCGGTGCTTATTGCGTCACCGGCTATCGTTCGTGCTCAAGGTCCTATCTTGCCGGGACCGGGGCTGCCGGTAGCGAGCGGCGGCGGCTATGTTGGCCCCGGTGATATCGCTTCTGGGGCCGCTCATTTCTATGGTGTGTATGCCTATAACGCGGCTTATGCGACGGGATCAACCCCCAGCGTAAACATTCAGGACGGGTCGGCCGGCAACGGCTTGACCCTCAATATCTTGACTAGCGGCTTTCTCGATACCTCTGCAATGTCGGCCTGGATTACCGCGCACGGTACGCCGTATGTCTCGAAGATATGGGACCAAATCGGGACGGATCACATTGTCACAAGCACATCACTTCCTTCGCTCGTGCTTTCCGATCTTGGTTCGCTCCCTGCAATTGATTTCACGGCCGGTCAATACCTGAATTATTCGGCATCGCTCGCTCTGGTACAAGCCTTTACACTGATTACGGTTGCGCGTCGCGTCACTGTCGCATCTCTTGGCATGATCGTCGGTGACAGTTCAGCAACGGGTTTATTTTTCGATGGCTCTGGCGTTGTTGCAATGTACGCGCAAGGCGGCGTTTGGGATTTCGCATCTGGCGCAACGGAAGGCAATTATCATTCGATCCAGGGATTGTTTGCTGGTGCCAGTTCAAAGGGCGCGGTTGACGGAACGGTTAATTCCACCGTCACCACCAATCCCGGAACGAATAATCTCACAGCGGCGGCTTTCAACAATACCGGATTTCATTCCCTCTCTCGCATCATGAGCTTCGGCCTCTATGCCACCGACAAGAGCGCGTCGTTCGCCGCGATCAGCGCTAACGATCATTCGGTTTTAGGATTCTGATGATATCCCGCCGCGATTTCGTTTATGCTGGCTGTGCGACCGGATCGGCTGTTGCATTGGCTGCGCAGGCGCAGGGGCGTCTCTTGCATGGCAGCGTCCTGCAAAATTATGAGGGCTCAGTTGCGTCCCGCGCCCGCCCGGTCAGGACCAAGGACACATCAAATAAATATCTGATGGCGCGGTCGGCCCATGTGGCGACCGAAAATCTCACTTCGATAAAGCTGGCGTTTTCAAACTTCGCCAATCTTAACGGCGGCTCGGCGGATGCTGGACTGGGCGCCAGTGCGACAGTCATAGCATCAATCGAATATCCCAGCGGGACGTTCACCCAAGTCAAGTTTTCCGGCACCACGACGGGCACCATCTCCGACGCCAGTCTGCTTTTTTCGGATTATCTTCCGGTCAGTGTTCCCTCGGGCGCGACGTTCTGGGTTCGCATCTTCTGGAACAATCCAAACGGGACATTCTACAATAATTATCAGAACGCTTTTCTCGGCGAGGCGATGGCCTTGTCGACAACTTCTATTTCCAACCAGACGATGGGTGGCACGATCACGAATTCGGGGAGCTATTCGCATGCGCCGATCGCTATTTTAGGTATTACGCGCAACCCATCGGTTATCATCATCGGAGACAGCCTCGGTGTCGGCTGGCCGGATGGGGAGGATGTCGAGGACACTTCGAATTCGGCGACTGGATATGGCGGCAAGGTCGGCGTGATTGCGCGCTCGTTAGGGAATGTACCATTCATCAATCTATGCGAAGGCGGTGAGGCCGCCAGCGATGGCCTGTCCAACAGCACCGCGCGCAAGTTGCTTTGGACCAAGGGATCCCATGTCTTCACGCAATATGTTGTGAACGACATGCGGGATAGTGAAACCTCGGCAACGACGATTGCGGCGCTGCAGGCGATTTGGGCCAACATAGCGTCGTTCCAGAAGATTTATCAGACAACTTGCACGCCGCTGACGACATCGACGGACTCATGGGCGACGTTGGGAAATCAGACGGTCCTTTCCAGTGAAGCGCAGCGACAGGTATTCAACGCGGCGGTGCGGGCCGGAATCTCCGGCATCAAGGGATATGTCGATATCACCAGCGCTCTGGAAAGCAGCCTCAACAGCGGCAAATGGCTGGTTTCTCCATCGCCGCCCTATACGCCAGACGGCATCCACCCGAACCAGGCGGCGAACTTACTGGTCGCCGCTGGCGGCCTTTTCCCTGTGATCGCCTGGCCATGAAGAACATAAACCGTCGCGATTTCATTCATGCCGGGTGTACGGCAGCGGCAGTTTCCCTCGCTCCGCATTTCATGGATGTTGCCGAGGCGAGGCTGTTGCGCGGATCGGCTGCGGTGGTGCCGAGTTCGGGTGGCCAATTCGTTCTAGACCTCCAGAGCCCATCTCCCTTCGCCATCAATAACTATCCCTTCGTCAACATGATGAAGAACGGTAGCGGCTGGATTGTCACCGCATCTAATACAGTCAATAGCTATGCTGCCGGCGTTACGTTTCGCCCTGAAGTGCCGCAAGGCGCCCAATCCGGGTTGATGAGCAATGGTGTTTTTGCCCCGTCTGCTATCGGAGTATTCCTCGACGCGAATGGCGAGCCATTGGCCACGCAGCCGAGCGGCGCCGGAACGATCTCCTTCACAAACGATCTAGGCGGCTGCCCGCCCTCATATCAGAATACCAATATCACGCTCAATTTCAGCGGCGGTGGCGCTGGCTGGACTGTCACTCTCCAATGGCAGGCGGTCGGCGGCAGTACGCTTCTCACGACCACATCCAGCGGTCAGACGTTCACGCTGCCAACTGGAAACGTCGATCCCACCGGCTCGCTGGTTATCTCTTTCTCTGGCACTGGAAATAATCCGCCCTACGGCTTCGTCATGGCCAAAACGGCCAACATTGGAATGATCGCGGCCGGGAATTACTGGGACCCAGACTATGTTAACTGGGTCAAGCAAGCATCGTGGGCAATCCGCACGATGGACATTGACCAGACCAACAATAACAACGGAACATATGACAGCACCAGAGTTACGCCATTAGCGGCTTCGAGTTGGGCCGGTACTATCAACGGATATACGGGCGTACCACTTGCGGTCGAAATTGCTCTCGCCAAGCAAACCGGCAAACACATCTGGAAAAACTTACCGTTCGGCACGATGGGTCGCGTTGCGCAAATCCAGTCGATCACCAATGCGGCGACGCCGACCGTCAATTTCCTAGGACCATGCCCTTACAGCGTCAGCGACCAAATCTATTTCACGACGACCATGGGCGTTTTCTCGGGGGGACAACACCTTAATGCTTCTTCGTTTTCTACGAGCGGCAACGGCACATTCACAAGCCCGACCGGAGCGGGGACGCCGCCAAACAATGCCAATGTTACTTTTGGCGTGCTCCTTCTGTCGGGACTGGATTCTAATAGCTACCCCACTGGCCTCACCAAAGGCACGCGCTACTACGTCATAAATTCAAATCCGAGTACCGGCACTTGGAACATTGCCCCTACTCCAGGTGGCTCTCAGATAACGCTCACCGGCTCCGCCAGCGGTACGATCAATGTCGTGACGAACTACGGAATAGTGGGTGCTTTCGCTCGCATCGTCAATCCGACATACAGCAGCGGGACATGGACGCTCAACGGTCACGGATTAGTCAACGGAACCGAGGTTGTTCCCGGTGTTTCGACCGCTGCGCCCTATCAGCAGGGAAGTGCGGATACCTCGACATATCCAAGCTGGTTGACGAAACTGACACGTTACTACGTCATCAATGCAACGACAAACACGTTCCAACTTTCAACCACTCCAGGAGGATCGGTCGCTGGCACCACTGGATCGATGACAGGAACGGCGAACATCTTTATCTCGCTCAACACCTTCAACGGCTTCACGGTCGCGAGCATTTCCGGCAATACATGCACCATCTCCGGTATAGATACGACCGGATTCATCGGTGCTTGCGTAAATGATGCGGGGAACGTCTCTGGCGTTGGCGTATCCACTGGCGTTTCCTTCCGTAGCTATACGCTCAGTGACATGACGACAAATGTCGCCAGCATTGCGAATTACTTCCTCTCCAATATGCCGTCCGGTCAACTCACTCTCTATGAGTTCAGCAACGAAATCTGGAATCCGGTCACCGGGATCAGTCAGTATTTCAACATCGTTCACATCGCTTCAATCACACAAACCGTTGCCAAGTTCGTCAACAATGGTGACTTCGTTGCTGGATATTTGATGGCCGCCGCTGCCTATGCGGTCTATCAGGTCTATGGCTCTGCCAACCGCTCCAAGTACAAGATGCACTTCGGCAACAACCAGACCGGAGGTGATCGATTGGCGGGAGCTTGCTTAGGCGCGGCTCAGTTCATAACGGATAATCCGTCCTCGCCCGCGCTTACTGCTCTGTTCGACTACCTGCCGATGGCAAGCTATCTTGGCCATTCCTATTTTATGAATGCTGGATACACCGCTCCAATCACGTTTGGCTCAAGTACTGTCGCATTCCCAAGTGGGTTGAAAGATCGTAATAACAATACCATTGCGAATGATCTTGTCGGCGTGAGCGGTGATCCGCTGATCGGTCTGCCGATCAAGTTAAACGTCGATAGTCCCGTCGGAACGCTGCCGGCATTGCTCGCGGCCGGAACGCTATCGACCGCCCCAAGTTCTGGCAATCCGGCGTCGTTCTTTGCCACAATCAGCGGCAATGTGCTGACTGTACTTTACAAGTCACAAATCATCAGTCAGGGCACTACCAATATCGAGGCGGGCATGACGCTCGTTTCGTCAAATCCGGATCAGATATCCGGCCTCACCATTAATGCGTATGGAAGTGGCGGTACGACGGGGCTCGGCGCGCAGGGTACTTATCAGCTTTCTGGTTCTCCCGGAAACGTCTCGACGCCAACCCTGATGTTTACTGGACCGCTGACCAATCAGGGCACCGGGACAGTTTACTGGATTGTCGGAATCGGACCGAATTACGGACTAGCTACAACACCGGGCGGCTCTCCCAGTGCCTTCACGGGCGGCACCGGCTCGAATACCGCATGCGTGAGCCCGCTTGAAGCGGTCCAGTACCTCATGGCGCAGAGCAAGAGCCTGCACAGTTCAAGTCCAGTAACCTACCCTCACCCCTGGACCTACTATGGCGACCAGATCGGTCAAGACCTTATCAGCGGCAAGTGGACCGGGGTTGGAGCGGTCAACGGACAGCCACAAGCCTTCACCGTCAACGCTTTTGCTCAGTTCTGCGATTACTACAACACCAACTATACTGCCGTAGGTAAGCCGCTCGCTGGCAGCCAATTGATTTGCTATGAGGGCGGATCGGAAGATATCATCATCTTTGACATTGGAACGTATTTTTTTGGAAAAGACCCGAATCTACTTTCGGCTTGGTACTATGAGAACTTCAGTTCGGGACAGGCGACCGCTTATATGTCGTGCTACACCCAGCTTGTTCAAAGTGGAAAGCTGGCCAAGCTAGCGCAGTTCCAAGACATGGGAATCTTCACCGAGGGCAAAGGCAACGGCACTTACGGCGCAAGTCAATATGTCGGAGACACCAACGCGCGCTGGAATGGAATTGTCGCGGTTAACGCGCTGCCGTAGTCACCACCGCTCTGCCGTTTGATCTTCCTCGTCGCGCTCTGCCTGAGTCATCTCGGTGCGGCGTTCACAATGCCAGAAGTTCATGGCGGCCAGCAAAATCCCGAAGGCGACCAGAAGGCACGCGGCGATGATCATTGCTGGCTGGATCGGTTGCATGGCGCAACGCTACCTCTAGGTGAATCGGCAGATCAAGCCGGCGCGCTCAAATAACGACCCTTGACATCTGAAAAACAGGCAATCCCATGACCGACCTAACCGCGCCCGCGGGCGCTGCCGCTTTGCCTCTTTCCAAGCGTTTCCTCGCCTGCATGCCTTTCATTCTGAAGGAAGAGGGCGGCTATTCCAACGACCCTCATGATTCCGGCGGCATGACTATGCACGGCATCATCCAGCGGGAATACGACCGCTACCGGAGGGCCAAGGCGCTCCCGCTGCAGTGGGTCAAGAACATCTCGACCGACGAGCAGAACGAAATCTACTGGACGGAATACTGGTTGCCGCATTGTGCAAACCTTCCGGCTGGACTCGATCTGTCGTTCTTCAATATCGCCGTCAACGGCGGTCCCCTTGAAGCAACCCGGCTCCTGCAGCAGGCGCTCGGCATCGGCATCGACGGGGTATGGGGCGGCCAGACCGATACGGCGGTAGCATCGATCGCGCCTACCGACGTCGTCGCCGCCATCAAGTCCTTCGGTTCCGACGAGGAAAACTGGTATCGGCATCTGTCGAAATTCCAGTATTTCGGCAAGGACTGGATCGGCCGCGCGGAACGGTGCGAGTCGCTGTCGATTGCGATGTCGGGCTCATGAAACGCGCCGACGCCCAAAATGCCCTCGACGACGCCTTCGGCGATGGGCTGAAGGGGCTCTATGAGCGGCCGGTCTCCAACATCGAAGAGCAGTCCCCGGTCGATGCGGTGAAGGAATTCACGCAAGGCCTGTCGAAACGCGATGAAGCCCATTCTCTGGCGAGTGCGGCCGTCGACAAGATTTTCGCGGAGTGAACGCATGGGCCCATGGCTGCCGTCAGGCTTCAATATCGTCGAGTTCGAAATCGTGATCTGGGCCGAGATCCTGGCTGTGCCTTTGCTGGTGATTAGTCTGGTTATTTTCTGCCTGCATAGGAGGTTTTCGATATGAGAGTGCCTGGACTATCGGATCTTCTTGTCGTTCTCCTGCTTTTGATCCTGGCTGCCGGCATCCCGGCGCTTGCGATTATTTTCTTCGGGAAATTCATCGGAAGTAGGCTGCATCTGCACAAGGATTCCACATGGCTTCTGATCGCCGTTGCGCTGCTTGTGCTGTTTGCGGGCGCGTATTCAGCGATGGCGCAAGTAGCACTCGCGCCGAGATGGGACACCAAAGCCGCCAACGAACGCCTGACCGACGCTGATCGCGCCAAGGCGAAGCGTTTCCAGGATGCGCCTTGGGTTGAGCCCGATACGCGGCTGCGGCCTCCGGCCGTTCGCGTCGAACCGACGAAGTAGGAGCACACCATGAACCGCTGGCTTCGCATGATACTCGGCTTCAACGGGGTTTCGGAATCCGACCTGACCGCGATTGATGCGGCGGCGCCGGCCGCGCTGCGGTTGCTCGATGCCGAAGAAAAGTTGCAGGCCATCGCGGCCAAGGAGCAACCGCTCGAGGCACATATCGACCAGATGCTGCCGATCCTGAAATCCCGAGCGGCGGATGTTTCGATCATACTGCCGGTGGTGCGGAAGATGGCCGCGTTCGTCAATTCGAAAAGCTGATTTCAACTCGCGGGCGACCGCAATCACTGACAGGGGACAATCCAAATGGACGACAAGACCAAGACCATGATGCTGACGCTGGCGGCGAGTGTTGCGAAAAACGGACTGATGGCGCTCGGCTCGGCTGCCGCCGCACACGGCATTATCAACGGCAGCCAGACCGAAACCTTCGTCGCGATCGGCATGGCGACGTTGGGCGGCGCATGGTCCTTCTGGAACAGTTATGGCCGCGCTATCGTGGTATCGCAGCTCGAAGTCTTGAAAGCCAAATCGCTGGCACAGGCGGCAAAACTCAATCAGGCCGGATTACCGCAAGTGACGGTCAGTCAGATCGCAGCGCAAAGTCTGACCCTGCAGCCGGCCGAAGTCGCGAAGACCATCGCCACGCTGCCGGCGGCGATCCAGGCCAACGTCGCGGATATGCCCAGGGCAGTTTAAGGGCTGGTTCAACGCGCCACCGCGCAAGCGTTGGCGCCTATCGGTCACCCCGCAGTCTTGATGCTTCACCATTTGTAAAAGCGTCCGCGCCGGACGGTTTCCGGCATAATGCTTGCTCAAAAGGAGCCTGCAAAAATGCGTACTATCAACGAGCATAAGGTAAATCCGGCGAACGATCTGCTGGAAATCACCGTTCTGGATGATCCCGGCGCTGGCGGGGCGAACCACGAATATATGATCGAAACGCAGAAGGGGCTGACCTGCCGCATCAGCTTTCAGAACGGCCCGATTGCCGAGAACGGCGTCAACGGCGTGACGCAGGAAGCACTGCTGGCGATCGTCATCGATCGGCTTCGGTCGTTTCAGGCAGGCAAATTTGGCTGCCGCGAGAACGCGCTTGCCCTGACCAAGATCGAAGAGGCACAACACTGGCTTCTGCACCGGACCCGCGCCCGCATGGCGCGCGGCGTCGAAGGCACTCACGCCGCTTAGACATCCTCAACTGCTGACTGACTTCTCCGCTGCTGAAGCGGGCAGCGCTCTCGCGCTGAATCAAACCTTCCTTCCCATCCTCAACTAGGAGAACCACACCATGAAAATGCGAACGATGTTGCTTGCCCTGATCGCGGGCACTGTTGCGATCTCGGCGACCGCTCAGGCCGCCGACTTCGCCACCAAGGCCATCACCAGCCAGTTGACCGCCGGTTACCCGACCCGCTGCGGCATCTATTATGGTATCGGCACCGGCGGCAACGCGGGCGCCGTCAATGGCGCGGCCGTTGGAACCCAGATCGTGCAGGGCGATATCGATGCCATCGTCGGCTATACCTGCCCATTCGCGGTCAATGCGTTCTGGTTTGTTGAAGGCCAAGGCGGTTTCTCCAACCTCAATGGCTCGACCAACGGGTTTGCCCTGTCCGGTCCCGGTCTATTCATCGAACGCGCCGGCGCGGGCTCGCCCATCAACAGTCTGCTCGGCAGCATTTTGCCGGCATCCACCAACCCGGCGCTGCCATCGATCCCGCTGCTCCCCGCCGGCATCACCTCGAGCCCGGGCAATGGCTACGCCTTCGCTGGCCTGGTCGAACAGGACATCGGCGCCCAGATCGGTGTGTTCTCCGGCCATCAGTGGGTAGTGGCGCCCCTCGTCGGCCTGGGCCTTCTGACGCGCCTCTCCAACAACGTCATGGTCGATACCTGGGCCGGCTGGCAGATGAATTCGCAATCGTTCTGCCCTGGCGGCGGCACTACCTGCGCGCGGCTCGGCAACCAGGCGCGGGTGGGTGTGGCGTTCAAATACTGATCGCAGATATCAGGCCCGGCCGCCATCACGCGCGCCGGGCCTTTGTCTCTCTTTTGGAAATGGGAATGTCGGAATGGATGGACTGCCAGAACATCAACCACGCGATACCGTAAATGTGCCGTCCAGCGAGGCCCCGTTCCGCAAGATAATCGACAGCACGGTTATGATCTCGGTCGCGCGGTTCGTCATGCCCTTTCTCATCACGGTCGCGTTGGGCGGACTAGGTTGGGTCATCAACGATCTGAAGGCGGGGCAACGGGATGGATTGGCTGAAGTAAAAGACGGCCAGAGCAAAGTCTGGCTACAGATCGGAAAGATGGTCGATGCGCAGGCCACCGCGAATGCAATTCAAAGCGGGCTATCGGTTCAAGTGAACAACACGGCGAAACAACTGGACCATTTGCAGGTCCAGGTGGATGGCCTGCCGAGGAAATGACAGCGCGAGAACAATTTCGGCAGGAGGTGGCCGAGGCCCTGACCGACTGGCGGCTGGGGTGCATCCCGCCGCGCTCCAACGGTTCGATCGCGGCAATATATTATGAGGGCGTCTCGGATATCATCCGGTTGCGATTGCGGCTCGCTTACATGCCGTTGTTTCAGGCGCTGGAACGGATCGAGCGGCGGGTTGGGATTCTCGCGGATTTGAAACGGGAGCCGTGGGCGCCGCCCATGCATGAGGTAAACCAATGACCGATTGGCCCCGAGGCGCTGCACAATGAGGATTATGGCGGCACTTTTAATTTTAATGATCGCATCTCCCTCTGAGGCGTCGGCATTTCATTGGCCGTGGGAACCTCATTACCGCGTTCATCGCCGACATCAGGGAACCGAACCGGCTGTCGAGCCGCCGAACTGCGACCGCATCAACGAATCCATCAAGGTACTCGACCCCAAGAACCTTGAGCGGGCACTGAGGGAATCGACGCCAAAGCAGCGCGAGACCATCGACAATTGTGCGAGGGCCGCGCCGCCATGACGATGGAAACCGACAAGGAAGGCGTCTCGTCGATTCGCATTAAACTGCGGCAGGTCATCTCGATTGCCGGCGCAGTAGCATCGATCATCAGCGTATTCGTTTTTATCGGCGGGTTCATCACTGGCGAGCGCTACCTGAGTTCAGAGCTAAATTCGCTTCGCGAAGACGGTCACCGCTTTGCAGAAACAATTGCCGACCTTCGTACCAGCAACAAGGCGATGGAAGAACAGATCAACAGCCTCGATCGCCAGATCGTATCGATGAGCGGCGACGTGAAGTACATCAGCCAGGGTGTCGCTGAATTGCGGCTGTCGAACGTGCCGAAACACTGACGATGCAATTCAGCGCCCGCTGCGCCGCCGTCGTCTCCAAAAACGGCGCATCCATGGTGCTTTTGAAATTCGATCCGCTTCCGGGCCACCTGATGGGCGAGATCCCGAAACAAATCGGCGAGCTCAAGGACGGCAAAACCTATCGCATCACGATTGAAGAAGAAGGAGACTGAATATGTCACTCGGAACCATCATCCTGATCATTCTCGTGATCTGTTTGCTCGGCGGCTTCTCCGGCGTCGGGGGCGGGCCGTTCTACGGCACCGGATATTATGGCGGCGGGGGCTTGGGGCTGATCGTGGTGGTGCTTGTGATCTTGCTGCTGCTCGGTCGATTGTAGGTCTGTTTCAGCGCGACAGCGCATCTCGCTTTATGAGCGGAGAAGTCAGGCAACGCTTGAGCCTGCTTTAGCAAGCGACCCTGAAATGGTGATCGCACTCGCTGTCAGCGCGCATGCTGTTGATTGAATCAAATCTAAAACTTCAACCCGGAGCCCCCTGTGATGCCCGTATCATGCACATGGCAGACCTGTTGCGCTTTTTTTCTTGCGGCGTTCGGCGCTGCGATGGGTTGGGGATTCGGTCTGTTCCTGATAACCCAAATCACCCGCGCGCTGGTCAGGCTATTCGGGCTGGCATAGTGGCTTCCAGTTTGCTGCTGGCGAGCCCGGCCTATGCGATCCCCTGCTGGGTCGTCCGGCAGGCCGTCACTGACTACGGGCAGGCGACCGCGGAAGCATGGGCGCGGGGCAAGGGCTATACAGATAAGCAGATCGCGGAGATGAGGAAGTGTCTACGGCGCTGATTGCCCATCACTGAGGGCGTCCAAGCTCATACCAAGTTTCATTTTCTATTTCGATATAGAGATTGTTCCCTAAATCTATTCTTTCGACCGCCGATACCGTGCGGACCATCATCCGCCCAAACTCATAAATAAGGTTCGGATCGTTCTCAAGCTTGGCTCTGAGCCTGCGTCTCGCGCGTTTTGAATTAGGTTGTCCCATGTTTGCTCCATGTTCGCTTAGGATTGGGCACCGGGCTTGATTGGCTCGCACTTCATATCGAAAAACATGATCTGCTTAGGTCTTACCTCGGCTACGCGATCCATACAGGCCCTTTCGGTATCGAAAGTCTGGCCGTCGTTGAATGCTGGCTTCCACCATTCACAGCCGAGCGTCGAGCAGGCGAGTCCTACCATCACATAGACCATGCTATCCTCGATTTCTGCTCAGGATTGGTTACTGTCGCGAATGAAGCCAGCGACGCAATCGACATCGCCGGCACCCATGGCCCTACCAACTACCCAAGTATTGCCCTCGCGTCGGAAGTCTCCCGGCCGCACATCGTACATGAATGAAATGCTGCGGGCGGTCGCGGGGTCAAAGTCCGGAGCCATCGTACCTACGCGCCTGCCATGATAAATGACCGGAAGGCGCTCAGTCGGCATTTCGATGCCGTGGGCGTCCATCAGGCGCGCAAGGCCGACCTCCCGAACGGTGCGAGCGTCGAAGGTGGCATAGCGGCCATTGCCCAAGTCGTAAGTGACTGTGCCGCGCACATCGTCAAGCATGCTCTCTATTCGCTTCATCATTCCATCCTATCTTCGGTCAGGAGTATCGGCCATGTTAGTCCATATCCTGTCGAGCCCAGCTTTGGCGCTGCAATTGCAACTCGGCCTCTTGCTGCTCTGGCGTCATAGCAGCCCATCGCTTTTTCGCTTCCTCAATCAGCCTTTCTAGATTGGGATTCGGTGGTAACGGCTTCGACATAAGCGCCATGTGTGAGATCTCCATTCGTCTGTTCGGTCAGGATCGGTTGGGTATTAGAGCCATTGCAGCGCGGCCAAAACAGTAAGAGCACCCGAGGCCAACAATGGAGAATCCAATCATTGGGTATTTTGCGAGAAGTACGCCACACCCGAGCATCGATACCAAAAGTAGACTTCCAACCAGAATCGCCTTGACGTGTATCATGTACGGTCTCCACTCGGGACCGCCGAGGCGATCAGGTCATTGTATGAAAAATCCCGGTCATCCGGCCACCACTTCATGCCCTGAGGATGCGTATCCGGGTTGTCTGGCGCCTTGACCATCGCGGCATGAAGGGCCGGCCGGGGTGGTGGTCCAGGTGGAAAATAGGGGTCAATCAGCGCAAACCAACCATCGCACTTTTCGCAATGGTTCGGCCAATTCATAATGTCACGAAGGACCTGCGTCGGCGCGTCGTCGAGCGTCCACGTATCCATCTGGCAATCCCATTCCTTGCTCTGAAATTCGACGGGCTTACCGCAATGCGGGCAATCGACATAGACGCTATCAAACATTCCCATGGGTCATCCTCTGCATCCTACTGAAACGCGCGGATATCGTCCGCGTCCATCGCCGCATCGGCGGCTCGATTTAGGTCTATGTAATTGCCAGCAAAGTCGCCCGTCTTTTCGCCGCGCCCAACCATGAAACCATGGCGATAGGACGCAGAGCGGTTGGCTGAAGGCTCAGGCGCGGTCATGTCGTAACCGTCCATATAGCCATCCACCATATCATCGTTGGCCGGACGTCTCTCGTTCATGGCTCAATAGTCCTCTGCATGCAGTTAGTTCATCTCGGCAAAGTGGCCGGATTTGTTGATGCACTCGACGAAGTATTGAGCGGCACGCATTGCGGCCCTGTCGAATCCAGCAATATGCTCTGGCTCCGCAGCGCGAAGCTGGGCCAAGGCATCCTTCGCCGACGTTCCCGGCGGGCGCTTCATGCCCAGGCAGGCTTCTGCGATCCGCAGTGTCAGCTCGGCCAAATCGATCTCGGTTTCAAATAGCTTGGCGGTCATGGCCTATCCCTGAGGTTCTGCATTGTTGACTACTGAACAGCGTGCGTTAGCTGGAACAGCGTCCACATTGTACTAAATCCAATTACCCAAATCGCGATGATGGCGATCTTATCCTGCGTAGTCATGCTCAGTCCTCTGCATTGTTGGCTACTGAACAGTGATGCGGACTTTTACGGCCCGATCGCCAAGCCGGAGGCATCTATCCCAAGCGGAACGCTGACTATCGTCTAGGCCATTGCCTGCATATGGAGACACGCCAGCGAACTTTGCTGAGACATGTTCCGCGATGGCGCCCCGCCTCGTGAGACGCTGTCCGATATACAGGCCGCACTCTCCCGTGATCGCCCAACGAGTGAAGCTTTTCTTCTTGCTCATGGCTCAATGGTCCTCTGCATTCATCGGTTATATGCGGCCGGCGAAAGCCGCTTCCCGATGGCTCGCCAAGTTCATCAGAAATTGCCAAGCCTCCTTCGTCCATTTTGCGTCGGCCAAGGCGGCGTGTTCCTGCGAAAGCTGCTCGGGCAACTTGGGATTCCCGAGGCCGTCGCAAAGCTGCTTTACATCTCGGCAGTACATGGGCCAACTCTTCGGAAGATCCATCATCGTGCCATAAAGCTGACAGAGCGCTACCCAGTCGTAGTCAGCATAGTAGGCCCAAATTTCCGGCTTCTCGCCCATGAACTCGATCAGCTCGGCGGCGATCTCGGCGCGCGGCAGGAGCGGGCCACCCAGCCCCGGAAAGACGTTCTCTTGAACCCACGCGCTCGCTCTGGAGCGATCCGTTTCAAGGGGCTCAGCATAGAAGTACCGGCCATCCTCGGACACGACGCCGATTGAAAGCAATTCGATGGTCTTGCCGTCCTCGATAAATTCGGTATCAAACCAAAACCTCATCTCATCTCCTTCTGCCGCCCTATGCGGCGCTCTGCGGTTTCAATTAACCGTCGTCAACATTTGACTCGGCCCGGCTATGGGTGAAATCCACAAGCGAAGCACAATTAATTTCGATTTCGCCGATACAATCGCCGCTAGTGGCTTTCGCAATGGCTTCTTGGCGTGTTTTGGCGTGAACGATGCACGTTGCCCCGTCGAAAACCGCGCGACCCGTAACAACCCATTCGACATTCTCAGGCTCTTTTTTATTCGCCATCTCATTCTCCCTATGCCGCCCTACGCGGCCTTTCATGCCTCTGATGACTGACACGCCCTTGCAAAATCAAATACCTAATGTTTCATAGCAGGAAACGGTTAGTCACCCCAATAATTGGACTCGGCTTCGAGTTCTTCGTTCTCCCGCTTTACGCAGGGACCACAAACGCGATAGACGCGCCCGCACATTCCCTCTTCATAGTCGCGACGATCGCGCAGATCGTCGGCCGGGTTCTTGCACCATTCGCAGATGCCCTTGCGGTGCTCTGCTGCTTCTGGCGATTTCAGATAAGCGCGATGCTCTTTGGCGCATTGCTCGCACATGTCATGCATTTCGCAGCCGAACGAGTCCGTCTCGCCCTGGATGCGAACAACGGCCTTGCGGCGCGGGTGCTCGTCACACATTTGTCCATCTGGCAATTCGTGAAGCGCGCCGGCAAGCGTCGAAATCGGTCCGGTAACATCACCCATTGTGTCCCTCATCAAGAAGCTTGATCGTCCGCAGTATCTTCGGACGCATCGCGTCCGGGTCGCTATCGAACTCCTTACATTGCTCGATCAGCGTCGAGATCATGAGCGGCTCCGGATGACTGGCACGGAGCCGGGTAAGGTGGCAGGCGCAATCTGCTAGTGCCTGCGGCAATCGTTTTGCCAACACAGTGCCCACACGAGACCTCCGGTCGATATCAGGATTTTTGTTTAAGATATTGATTTCATTGGTGAATGCGGAGGGACTAGAACCTTCTAGCCCATGACCAATAATCATATTCATCGGATTTCCTAAGTTGTTGACTCATAAAGTGTTTCTCAGGTCTCTGCCGGAATAGCTATATTTTTCAAAGTCTTTCGCCTGCATCCCGTTACATTCGATAACATTTGTTTTCATCCGCGTATCATCCGATGTGCCCACATATTGCCCACACGGCGCGATATCCTAGCAAGTGTGCTCCTGCGCTTTCAGCCATTTTTCAATGCTCGAAACGGAATAGACAACATCGCGACCGATCCGGGTGACAGGCGGACCTTTGCCATCCTTTTCCCAGCGGATCAGCGTTACTTCGCTCTTTCCAAGCATTTCCGCCAGCCTCTTGCGCGGGATAAGCTTGTCTAGCATGTCGATCCGAGCGACGGGGTTTATAGGGTCGCTCCTTTCGCGCTCAAGCGTGTCGGCGGCCGGCTTCGTCATTTGGGTCCCTGATTTGCCGGAGACGCCGGGCCATTGCGGATCAGGTCAATGATGTCCTCGATCGCATCCACCGCATACTCGCGGGCGCTCGTGAACTGGATTTCTTTGTCTTGGAAAGTGCCGATCCAACCTTCGCAGACGGCGATGCAGCGTTGGCGTTCTGCCTCAACGGGATCGATGCCGCCGGGACTGTTTGGCTCAAGCTTCATGGTTTCGTGGCAATCGCACATTGCTAAACAGTTACTATTAACGAATCCGCCAGATCGTCTACAGCCATGGGCCATCGGTAGCGTCCTTCTGTCGTCCCGCAACCGCATTGAGCGCCGCCCGGGCGATCTCATATGGGTCATTGCTCGCATCGAGGATGTCCGTAAGAGCCTTGCGCAGCAGATTGATTTCATCGGCCGCCCACTGATGACCATGCGCGGGACAATTAACCGAATTGAGCGCGTGGCCATACTTACCGCAGTGACATTCTGTATCCGGGGTTACCGGCAGCGGTCGCCAATGCGTCGGCTCAAATTTCAACGGGGCAACAAACTTTTCAAGTTGCCATTTACCAAACAGCCAACAAACCCGGCGCGGATCATCGGTCAGATATTTGACTTCGATCGCCGTACCGTTCTTTGGCGCGGTCCCGATTGGTTGCCATTCACCCATGGCGCGGTCCTCCCACATCTTCATTTGCCGGAGACCTTGGGGACACCAAGTCAAAAGGCGGCTCGTCGTCTAATTGGTCGGGCAACATGGGCTCGCGGCGCTGGCCCGAAGGGTCTTCGTTAGGTTGACAATCGCATTTTACGCGCCATGGAAGCTCTGCGTTTGCGGCAATGACTGCCGCGCACCACGGCGCATGACCTTTATCGCTCATGACCCACTCCCTGCATTTCCCACAACCTCGCGGAGGCGAGCTTCGGCGGCTTCGGCCCGCTTCAATGCATCGGCAGCAACCCTAACGCAGCCATCAATATGATTGGCCAATTCCAACTTCTCGGAGCGCAGCCGCTCGATCTCATTCGCCGCCTCTCCCATGATCCGGGTATCTGCGCCACGGCACTTGTCCGGCCCTTCGGTGGTGTTCTCTTGTCCGCAGAACGGACAGGGCTTATCGTCCGGCATTGTCAGATAATGCGGCGATAGGCGATCAAACGGGCAGGCGGGTAGGGGCTCGCTGGAGCGCAGCCGTTCAACAATGTCAGTCATGGCGCGGTGTCCTGGGGAATGCGCGCAGCCATCACTTCCGCCAAAATGTTTTTCGGCAGGTCTTTGATGGCGATGGCTAATTCGTCCGGCGGCCTGCTTGGGTCGCCCCATCCGTCACGCGACTGACCGGAGATAGCGATAGCCTCATCTCGCTCGTACCACCCCGCCGCTCTAATATCCGTTGTGTAGCCTTTGCTGGCGGCGCGCCACCACGCACGATGCTGGTTCGACCAAACGAGATGCGTCATGGGGTCTTTCCCTGTTGCGAAGAAACCGTGGTGCGGCGCGCGAAAACCGCTTTAATTCGCGCCCGTTCTTGTGCAAGCCAACGCGCGAACCAAGCGTCGATAATCTCTTGATGCTTTTCAAGGAGGGTCATTCGGCACCCTCTCGCGGATGTGGGCGCGAAACCGCGAGGGCTGCCGCTATCGCATCGCGCATACCCATGATGTCGCACGAATGCCACTTGTCCTTTTCGCGGTAGCGAAGAACCGAACTCATGCGCTCGAACGCGCGCATGCGCTCGAACGCGCGCATGGCTGCGGTCACCATTTCGTCTGTCACTTCTAGTTTCACGACTGTCCCTCGCGCTGTTGTAGAGACAGGGCGTCGGCATATGGCGTTACGCAAATATCGTACAATACGCAATTCCGCTTGAAGGTCTCAAGGTCAGTGTGGCGGCGATCCATGCTTAAGGCATAGCCAATCCCAGCGCCGATAATCAGAAGAAGTGTAGCGCAAAAAATGGTTTCGCGACCGGAGAGGGTAAGCGTGTAATGAGGCATCATTTTCCACCCCGGACATGTAGATTCACCGGGCAATTTCGCGCGTGTGGGATATTGTCCTTGCCCAAGGCGGCGCAGGTACACTGATTTGTGGAGGGGACTACCGTTTGCGCGGCGCCCATTTCGACAGCGTCGCTGCATCGCTGACAATGCCATTTGCCGTCAAGGCCGATTATTGCTGCGTGCTCGCAGGGAGTCTTTTCATGTGTCGATGGAATCATTGAGGCATGGTCGGCGATTGCCTGCTTTTGCGCGCCACGCAGGCCAGCGCTTTCGATTGGCTCAATGATGGTTGTGCGCTTGGTCGATGGATGCGGGGAGGTCTGCCAAAGCCCCGGCTTATGATGCATCGTGCGCCAAGCGCCGCAGTCGCAAACCTGCGTGGGTGCGGTGCCATATACAAGCTCGACGCGCCCGCCGTTGTGAACAGATTTGTGCTCGCAGGGTTCGTTGTATGGCCCGTCGATGCCGGGATCTAGAAGCCCTGTGCGCTTGGTCGATGAGACCGAGGATAGGGCAAGCATGACCTTGCGCGAAACCTGATCGCAGATTAATTTTATATCGCGCTCGGTCAACTCGTCGCGGAATCCGATCAGCGTCGTCTCGCAAATGGCGTAGACATCTTCTGCGGTCAGAGTTGGTGCTTGGGCAGGGGCATTGAGATATTCCAGCATATCCTCGACGTTGTTAAAGCTGGCTTCCGGAGGGGCTGCATCGGCGCGTTTTATTTCCTCAACCATCGGTATTTGGGCAGAATCGCGGTGTACTGCGGCCAGCGCCTTCGCCGTACTGTCGGGGCATTTGATGCGTTCAAATGCGGCACCGTCGAGAGTTTCGACAATAATCCGAACCTCGCGGCGCTCAATGAGGCTCAAAATGCTGTCGATGCCATCGGCGTCAAACTTCGCGGTGCTGTCAGGAGAGGATCGGGGAGCGGTCATAGCGCCTCACCCAAAATCTCGCGTTTCAGGCAACCATACTTTTCTTCGTCGCCGACAACCTCACCGTGAAGTGCCACGATCCACCATCGCGCGCCTTCCCACTTCGACGGGATCAGCGTGGCGTGCAGCGTGCCGCTGTAACAAGTTTGCAGCGGGCCTGGCGAGATATGGATAACCCCAGGCGCCGCGGGCTCGATCTTCTTTCCGCCGTTGGACGGCATACCTTGCTGGCTCGATCGCCAAAAGGCGATCGTTGCGCCCTCTAACTTCGCGGCCTCAAGCCTATCCCGCTGACCTTGAGGCCACTTGGCCGCGAAGTTAATAATAGTGGCTTGCCAATAGGAGCCGGAGCCGTAGCCGGAGCCGTAGCCGGAGCCGTAGCCGGAGCCGTAGCCGGAGCCGTCGCCGTCGCCGGAGCCGGAGCCGGAGCCGTAGCCGGAGCCGTCGCCGTCGCCGGAGCCGGAGCCGTAGCCGTAGCCGTAGCCGTCGCCGGAGCCGTCGCCGTCGCCGTAGCCGGAGCCGTCGCCGTCGCCGTCGCCGGAGCCGTAGCCGTAGCCGTAGCCGTAGCCGTCGCCGTAGCCGTCGCCGGAGCCGTAGCCGTAGCCGTAGCCGTAGCCGTCGCCGTCGCCGTAAAGGATCGCCAGCTTCGCCGGCTCGCCTCTAAGAATTACCGGTTCCATGGCTGCGCCTCCCAGGCAGCAACCGCGTCCGGCGTGCATTCGATCACGCTGGTGATCTTGCGAACCTCGATATCAGCCGCAGGGCCGACCTTCGATTGCTTATCGGGTCCGGTTGCGGCGAGGCCCATGAAACCCCGAACGCCGCTCGACCAATAGATGCAATTGCGCGCGGCCCGCAGTTTGATTACGTCGCCGTCCGTATCGTCGGCATAGCCGAAGAATACGCCGCGATGCTCTGTCGTGACGATCACGGCGCGTTCTTTGGGCTTGGCGCGGTTTGGGTGGTTAGCCATTTTCTTCTCTCCTTGCCCCTGAGAAACCCCGAGGCGCGGGTAGGTATCAGCGGTGTGCAGACGAAATCAGGTCAGCCTTCACGACACCACCCGATAAACCTTCTGCAGGCATTGTCCGCGCTGCACTTCCTCGAAACAAAGCCGGCCCTCTTTCGCCAGATGCGCCAGCACGCCGCGCACGGTGCCGCGGCAATAGTGAAACGGCAGGCTCAGTTCCAGTTCGCGGGCGGTGACGGGGACACCGGGCAGGATGGCGCTTGCGATCAGGGCGATGGTTGTTGGGGGAAAGGTGCTCATGTGATGCCTCGTTGTGAGATGGTGACGTAGATCACGGCGCGCATCGCGACCAGGTCGCCGCGTTGCGCATAGAGTTGTGCTGCTACCGGATAGGGACTGATCCCGAGGCCGATCCAGAACGCTTCCTCGTTGCCTTTGTGCTGGGCATGGCGCGCGTTCTGATGATCGTCGCGACATAGCGGCACCGCAAAACGATCATGCGGGCGCTTGCCCAGGCTGTTGGCGCGGCCGAATTGCGCGCTGGAGAATTTGACATGCGCGGCCTCTCCGCATGGCTCGACGCCGCAGTACAAACATGGGAGCTGGCGGATGAGACGGAGATATCCGACGTCCTCCCATACCCCTAGTTTACGCGGCTGTTGCGGTAAGTCAGCCGCGCCGGCATGCTTCAACAGCGAGCCGGGTTTCGAAGGGGCGAATAGGCGCTGGGGGCGGGGGAGGGTCACGGTGCGGACATCTCCCGCGCCACGATCGCCTGCATCGCCACCTGGCGGGCGTCATCGATCAGCATCACGATATCGACCATCGAATAGCCGCGACCGAACAGCGAGCGGATGGAGTCCGCTTCCGGCGTTACCGCGTCGTATCGGATGAGGTCTTTCGCCATCCGCTCCACCAGCGTCTTGCGGCGGACAGGCAATAGCGGTCCGTCGACCAAACGAGGCTCTGGCAACGGTTTAGTGCCATTCTGCTGCGGCGCGTTCATGACCAGATCACCTTGGCACAATGCACGCAGACGACATCGCCGCAGATGGCGAGAAAGCGATGCGGGCCGCTGGCGTTGAACGGGCAGGGATCGTCGATTTCGAACGGATCCGCGTCGGTGCAGATCAGCATCGGCGGCGGGGCTTCCGATATGACCAAAATACGGTCGATGGTTTCAAGAACGGGCATGGGATTATCTCGGGTTGAGGGTTAAGAAATCGGCGGCGGCGACTGGAGCCAAAGCCTATCGCCGCCGCCTACCAGCGGCGCTACTCTGCCGCCACGGCCACGCCGCCGGGTTCCTCGGCAAGGCGCATCACGCACGCCATTGCCAGTTTGACTGCTTTCTTCCAAGTCGCAGGCGAAACCCGTTTTTTGTTCGGTGCCATCAGTTCCTGCTGTTTTTTGCCGAAGGAAGTCCAATCGACGCATTGGTCGAAGGCGCGCTGGATATCCGCGAGCAGTTCGCGTTCGTCGAGAGCGTCAACGGCGGCCACCGGCACAATCGTTTCGGCGATCGGGGCGCTGACGGCCGCCAGCGAAGCAAAACTGTTCGGCAACGCTTCCGCGAGTTCGCGGCGGCGCAGTTCGGAGACCACACCGTCAAGGTCGGCATTGAACCGCTCGACCTCGGTCGCCATCTGCTGAATATAAGCTTCGTCCCGATGCGCGCGTTTGACGAACAGCGGCAGGCCGGGCCAGTAGATCGCAACGTCCCACCATTGCCGCCCGGTCACCCAAAGTGCGCCCTGCACCTGGGCCTTGTGCTCGGCCGGAAATTCGTCCTTCAGGATGACGTCGATCAACAGGTGCGGGAACTTAGTCTTGATCTCCAGGCCGCCGTCGTCCCCAATTAGGGAGTCCGGCGAGCAGCCGACGCGGCCGTTGCGAACGAAACCGACCTGGGCCAGTTGAGCGTCTGTCTTGAGCGTGTAGAGGTCACGGGCCTCGGCTTCCATCGCGTGGCCGCGTTCCATGTCCCTGCTGACGAAACATTCCATCGGCTGGCCGGTAATGATCTCGCCGGCCAGCTTGAGCAGATATGTCCGCCGCGTCTTGCCCTCGCCCTTGGCAAGTACGTCGCCAAAAGCCGATGCGGTCGCAATGCCCTTGCGGGCCAGATGCCATGCGGGCGAGTTTTGCTCGCAGTTGAAGATTTCGATTCCGGTCATGACTTTGGCTCCATGGTTGACCGTGGCGGCGGTCGCGGCTTGTTCCGCGATGCGGGCGGTAAATTGGGCGGCGAGGTGGTTGTGGTTTGTCTGGTCGATCATGATTTCGGCCCCACACTCTTGATCTTGGCGATTGCGCGGTCGAAGTGCTCGACGCCGATATCCTCGACGCGGGGCAGTTTCACGAATTGCAGGAACGCCTTTTCGTTGATGCCGCGATCATCGAGCATCTTGCGGATTTCGGACGCCTGGGCGGCGCTGATGGTGCCGGGCAGGGCAGTTGCCTCGACCACCTTGGCGCCGGCCCCTCGCCCATCATCATCATGAGCCACGGCCAGACCAAGTGCGGGCTTGAGCGTGTAGCGCTGTAGATAGGTCGTGGCGGACGCGATACGCTGCAGATCGTTCATACCGCTCGAATTGGAGTCCGGCTTCGAAGAAAGCGAGGTTTCCTCGCGGTGACCGTGGCCGGTAATGACGCATGTCACCGTGATCAGGCCGGTTTCGATGTTCTGCGTGGTCCGAAAGCGATGGCCAAGGCCATGCTTGTGCAGGATCGGGCGGATGGTTTCGACGATCTCGGCCAAATCTTCGTGTTTGTAGTTGGTCGAGCGGCTACCGTTCTTGCCGTCGAAGTTGACAAGGCGGTTTTTGATGATGGTCGGAATCTCGGCCTGCGCATTGGCCATCGCGATATCGAAGGCCTTGAGCGCCTGACCGGCTTCCCAGCGCTCCTGCAGGTCCATGATCTCCTTGAGATCCTGGCCGGTCAGACCACGATCAATCGCGCGATCAACCACGGTCATTGGGTTTAGCGACTGCGACACCTTGGCTACAGCGCGGCGCGGCGGTCTGGTTTCGGCTGACTGTTCTGCTACGGCAAGCATGGTTTAGGCTCCCATTCCGAATTGGCTGTTGGCGGAAATCTTCTCGTCGTCGATCTGCTCCAGCAGATCCTCGATCGCGTCGAATTCGGTCGCGCCATGCCCGATCGGGCAGGATGAATCATCGGCGCCGTCATAGGTGTCATCGTCGATCGCGGACCAGTCGAACTGACGAACCGGAATCGGCGGGTAGTCGTAATTGGTGCGGATGTTGATGCCGCTGATGTGGTGGATGGCCATCTCAAATCCCCCAAACAAAGAGCGACGCGACGGCGAGCGGGGCACCAGCCAGAAGACCTAGCGGGATCGCGATCATGTAAAACTGCAATGTTGTCATCACGCCCTCCGCGATGCGCGGCGCTCGGCGGCATATTCGATCAAGGCGCTGGCCTGTTCTTCGCAAACACCCGTCTCGTTGCCGTCGACAGTACCAAGGAACGATCCTGCAAACATGTGCCGATCGATCGCGGTCACCGCGTTGTCGCGGACTTCCGAGCCGATCGCGGCCAGATACCGGTCGAACATGTTCGCGACATCGCGGATGTGTTGCGCGACACCTTCATGGTCGGAAGGGGCCGGGAAGTTCGGATAGGACGGCAGCACCAGCGACAAGAATTCAGAGATCAGGCGGGCGCGGGCGGGCTTGAGCGGGTTGGTGGTGGGGGTGGTGGTTTCGATGGTGGCGGTCATCGGGGTTGGACTCCATGGCGGGTGGGTTGCTATGGAGCGACCTTACCTAGAATTAGGTAGTAGTCAACCTAATAATGGGTAGGACGAAATCTAATCTTTCGCGCGGCTGTTCACAAGTTCGTGAACGCAGATTATCGAACGATGATGGTCTGTGGTTGGGGTTGGCCCATGCAACCGTCGTTCCTGGCGCGCTCGAAGGCGGCGGCCTGCTGGCCCGAGCTCAGGTAGTAATTGCCTGAAAGTTCAAGCAATTTTGCGCATCTTTCGGCGAATGTCATCTCGGAAATCGGTTTAGGCGGGGGTTCGTAAGCGGTCTGTGGTCTGGTGCACGCCGAAAGGCATAACGTTCCAATCGCGGCCGCGACGATCCTGATCATTGGTTCCCCCATTAGGCCGCCTCGGTATCGGATTCAGCGAGGTTTCTGAGGAATTCTAGCGCTGCCGGCACCAATTTAGGGTGAAGTGATTCGACCGCCATCGCGATTTGCTGCTTTGAGACGGCTGGAACCATCTCCTCGGGGCCCTCTTCCCTGAGAAGCCATTCTTGAGTTGTGCACAGCGCTTTTGCGGCTTCCGGAAGGTAACGGGGGCGGGCGGCTTTGCCGGTTTCCCATCCACCGATGGTCTGCTGCGGAATACCTAGTATTTTCGCGAGCTTAGGCTGGCTCAAGCCGAGCTTGATGCGCCTCGCGCGGATGCGTTTTCCAATGCCCTTGGGAGAGGTGTCCGCCATGCCAAGAATTCTACCGAATTCTAGGTTATCGGTCTCCGACAGAGTTCTAGGTTGAATTCTACCTAAAAGTGGGTATGGTGATTCCATGTCGAACGAGGCACTCAAGCGGGCCTGCGGATTAGCAGGGGGACAAAAACCCCTCGCGGAACGCATTGGCACGACGCAATCACAGGTCTGGTACTGGCTTGAGCGCTCCAAGAAGGGAGTGCCGGCAGAATTCGTGCTGCCTATCGAACGTGAGACCGGCGTTTCCCGCAGTGAGTTGCGCCCCGATCTCTGGCCGGCCGAAGTCTGCGAAGCTGGAGCGCGCCCATGACGCCCCGGAAACCGAACAACCTTGCCCATGAACTCGACCCCGCAAAAGTGTGTCTGCAAGATTGCACACCTTTTGCGCGAGCGCACCGCAATTATTTTGTGCAGTTACCGCGCCTGTGCGGCGCAGCGATTCAGGGAAAGTTAACGACTGTGTTGTGTTGCGTTGCGGAGAGTGTGTCATGGCCGAATCACGTCACGGCGCGCTCGCGCCGTCGAGTGAGAACATCCGAACAATTGTTCCAAAGAATTTGTGCGCGGATAAATCTTCCAAATTCGGGCGCGTCGTCATGGCGCTCTGGCCCACGAAGCCCGCGCTCAACCTGGCGCAGCGCTCAGGGCTCTCCGAACGCGGCGCGCAATATCTCATCGACGGCAAGCGAAAGCCGAACGCACGCGCGGCGCTCGCGGTCTATGCCGCCATGCTCGATTAGGAGCGCGGCATGAATATGATTCACATCGGCACTGCGCAAGCGTCGGCACCATCAAGTCAGGAATCGGTGGGGGATACTGCGCCAGCCAAAGGCGATCCGTTCATCATCGCGCAACTGTTGCGCGCGCTCAGCTACCGCCGGCAACTGCCCGCGTTTTCGCGCGGGCAGATGGTTTGGGATTTCGATCTCGGCAAAGTTCGAATTGCTGATGCCCGCGACCCTGCCGCCTGACTTCTCCTAACCAGAAGCGACCGCAAGTGTCGCGCTGAATCAAACCTAACCTGTTCTGCAGTTTAGTTGCGTCACAGCGTACCCCGAAAAATCCAAAACCCCCTTCCTTCATCCGCGATCATTTCGTGGACCGCTATTTCTTTGAATGTAGGAAACCCCATGTTTGCAATGGTTTCACGTGAAACGCTGATGCTGGCCGCGCTGATCTACACAGCGATCGGCATGGCGTTCTGGTGTTTCGTGCTGATCCCGACCGGGGTGGTGGCCAAGAGCTTCGCGCGCCGCGGTTCGACGTCGCTGTTCTGGGGATTCCGGGCTTCGCTGGCGATGATTGTCGTCTGGCCATGGTTTGCCTGGATCTGCTGGAAACGGAGACGCGAGATCGGGCGGGCGTTGAAGCGGGTTTGGGGGATGCGATGACGACCGCCATCCTCAAATACGACGCCGCCTGCCGCGCCATCGCTGAAGCGAAGGCGGTCGATGAGGTCAAGGACATCCGCAACAAGGCTGATGCGCTGCGCCTATACTGGCGGCAGGCCAAAAATCGCGAAGCCGAGATTTCCATGGCCGAAATCCGCTTCCGCGCTGAGCGGCGAATTGGCGAGATCAAGAAGGATTTGCGCGCCTCTGGCGAGCTTCACGAGGGCGGCCGGCCGGTAAAAACCTCCGCATCGGATGCGGCGGTTTCCAAGATCAAGCTGAGCGATATGGACATCGACGAGCATTCGTCGCGTCGTTGCGAGCAACTAGCCAATATCGAGCCGAATAGCTTCGACCGTCTGGTGGCGCGCTGGCGCGAATTGCAGGAAAAATCGGCCAAACACGTCTCGGTCAATCTTCTGAAGGAACACGCCGACGCCAAGCGCCGCTCCGATCATGCCGACCGCGCGCTGCAGGGCGGCACGGTTGACGATCTGCGAACCCTGATCGCGTCCGGCTACAAGGCCGGCGCGATCCTGGCCGACCCGCCGTGGAAATTCAAAACCCGGTCCGCCGCTGGCGAGGGCCGTTCGGCGAACCTCCATTACAAGACCGAAGGAATCGAAGAGATCATGGAGCTGCCGGTCGAGCAGCTCGCCGCGCCGGATTGCGTGCTGTTCATGTGGATGGTCGATTGGTGCCCCGGCGATGCGCTGGCGCTGATCGAAGCGTGGGGATTCCAGCACCAGACTACGGCGTTCACCTGGGCTAAGGAAAACCGGCTGGGCGAGGGCTGGTTCATGGGCCAAGGCTACTGGACCCGCGCTAATCCGGAAGATTGCTGGCTCGCCACGCGCGGCCATCCCAAACGGCTTTACGCCGATGTGCGGCAGTTTCTGGTCGCTCCCGTGATGGATCATTCCCGCAAGCCCGATGAGATCCACGACCGGATCGAGCATCTGGTGCCCGGCCCCTATCTCGAGCTTTACGCGCGGCGCGAACGGCCCGGCTGGATGACGTGGGGGAACGAACTCGAATTCAAACTCCCGCCACACGATTCCGAAACCGGCGAGATCATCGAACCCGACACCACAGACGACGACAATCCAGTAACAAAAGGGAGTGAGGCGGCATGAGGGAAGATTTGATTCAGCGCGGCACTGAGACTGCTTCGGCTCCTGAGAAGTCAGGCGGCGGCGGAGGGCTGTCGGTATGAAGCAATCCAAACTCATGTCCTGGCTGGAAAGCCTGATCAACATCGCCGTCGGCTTCGGCATTTCGCTTTTGGCGCAGATGTATTTCCTGCCGCTGCTCGGCGTGAACATCGACTTCCATCAGAACCTCGTCTTTGCGCTGATCATGACCGTGATCTCGATTGTGCGCAGCTTCACGCTTCGAAGGCTGTTCGAGGCGCTGCATATCCGCAGGCCGCTTTCGCCATTCTCGCAAGCCGTCATCGCCGAGCGCTTCCGGCAGATTGAATCCGAAGGCTGGGACCATGCACACGATGACGCGCATCCTGTCGGCGATTTAGCGAAGGCTGGCGGCACATACGGTCATTATGCAGGCAGTCCGTTATCGTGGCCGACCGTGCCAAACACTTGGCCATGGTCCAGCGAATGGTGGAAACCCGGCGGCTTCCGCCGCGATCTCGTCAAGGCCTGCGCCCTGATCATCGCCGAAGGCGAGAAGTTCGACCGCAACCGCAAGCGGAGGGCGTTCTAATGGGCATCACCGGCAAATGGAAACTCTGGAACGCCGAGGACGACGCCCGGTTGACCGAACTTTGCATCAACCTGCCGTCGCATGCCTCCCGTTCCGCTGGCTGGGAGGCAATCTGCGAATCCTTCTTGGGTCGTACGCCTTTGGCCTGCCGGCAGCGCTGGCTTTATCTGCGCCGGATCATCCTCGGGATCATGCCGAAAAAGCGCCCGCCGCGTGATCGCAAGCCGAACGGCAAGGTCTCCACAAAGATAGAGGAACGCTACGGCATGCAGACCGCGGCTCCTTCGGTCCGTTACGCCAGGCCGTTCGCCGAGCTGCTAGGCGAGCCGCCGATCGGCAGGAGCGCGCTCGACCAGAAGTTGCAACAGCAAAACGGGAGTACCGCGCCATGACCGAAGCGGACGAAATCGAGTTCCTGGTCGAGCAGTCGATGCCGTGGCTGTTTCTGTTGCTGCTGGCGCTGGCGGCCTGCGTGGTGGGCGTGGTGGCGCTTGAATTGGGGTTGTGGCTGCGGGGAAGGTCTCCGGTGGAGAGGATTTTGCGGAGGCGGTTTGGATGATCGGAAGGAAGAAAGATTTGTTTCAATCAACCAATGCTGCCGCTGCAACAGTGTGCGATCACCCTGTCAGTGAGCGCGCGGCAGCAAGTGATTCTGAAACGGTGATCGCACTCACCCCCCGCGACCCCGCCGCTCGATTGAACCATCCTGCTTCCCTGCCCGAAACCCAACCCGGCGCCGGAGGGCTTCCCGCGCCGATTGCGTCCGCGCTGTTGCCAGGTGAACGGCCCGATGGCGCGGACGCCACTCTTTGCGGAGGCGAGCATGGCGGATAAATCCAAAATCGAGTGGACCGACGCCAGTTGGACACCGATCCGCGCCCGCAACAAGAAAACTGGCAAGGTCGGATGGCACTACGTCGAAATCTTCATCGACGAAGAAATGCTGACCCTGCCGCTGCGCTGGAAAAAGCCGCGGATGATCTTCGTTTGCAGCATGACGGACTTGTTTGCGGACTTCGTCCCCGACGAGTGGATCGATGAGATTTTTACCATCATGGAACGGACGCCGCAGCATACCTTCCAAGTGCTGACTAAGCGCGGCAAACGAATGCGCGATTATCTCTTGAAGGTAGAAAGCCAAGAAGACCGGATCATGATTCTTCCGAACGTCTGGCTCGGCGTCTCTGCCGAACGCCAGCAGGAGGCCGACGAACGGATCCCACTGCTGTTGCAGACGCCGGCGGCAGTCCGGTTCATCTCGGCCGAGCCGCTACTGGGGCCGATCGATCTCACGTGCTGCGGCACCCATTACAAGGGATCGGGGCCACTCCATCTGTGGCGGGCTGGCGGCAAAAAGGTCTGGCGAAAGCAGTTCATGGCGCCCCCGCCTGAAATCGACTGGGTGATAGCCGGCGGCGAATCCGGGCTCAATGCGCGGCCGTCCCATCCCGACTGGTATCGCTCCCTGCGCGATCAGTGTGCCACGGCTGGCGTTTCGTTTTTCATGAAGCAATGGGGAAACTGGAAGCCGATCGACCAATTCCCGAATGGCGGAATCATTCGTGGTGCAAGCAAGCATGCCGTAGTCGATAGGGACGGTCGCTATGTGATCGACACGGACGTCGCCGATCCACCGCGCACCGTCTTCACATTCAACATGGGCAAGAAATCCGCCGGCCGCCTTCTCGACGGCGTCGAATACAACGAAATGCCGGAGGTCGCGCGATGACCGACCACCTCCCCACCTCGATCGACCGCATGCCGCTTTCATCCCGCAAGCCCCGCGCCGGACCGCTGCTCGATCCGGAAGAGGCCGTGATGCACTCGCTCAACTTCATCCCCTACAAATGGTGGCGGACGCACAAGAACGAACCGCCGCTGTCGGTCACGAGCGAGCCGGTGCGGGCCGTGATCGATGGGTTGCGGATGGCCGGCTACAAGATCGTGCCGCGATGAGCCCGCACCGGCCGGCCGCCGGTATTTTAACGAGAAGGAAATTCGATATGGGAATGGGAATTGGTCAGGCAAACGCTGCCACCGACCGCAGCGCATCACGCATCGAACACGATGTCGAACTGGTCAAGACAATGATTGAGGGCATCGAGCGCACGACTGACCGCATCATTCGGCACGCCCGCGCGCTTGGATATTACGAGCCGACGCCAGAATCCAAGCTGAGCGCACCTTCGCCGGTTATCACCACGCTTGCCGACGCGCTGCAGGCGCTAGGCCTCGCGCTGGATCACTGCTCCGGCTCGCTCAACGTCTTCGATTAGCCTCCCGGTCGCCGGTTTGTTACCGCAAAAGGCACCCCCCGGGTGTTAGAAAAAT